GCTGACGCGAAGCTGGACCTTAACCCGATCCTGGCCGGCGTGACGGCTGCGAACTGGCTGGTGTCGAAACCGCTGATTGCATCAGCCATCAAGCCGAAGCTGGCGAAAGATGCCGACCTTGACAGCGTCATGCAGTTGCTCGACAGCCTGGACGGTGGCGATGAGGACGATCTGGACGTCGGTCTTGATGACGAGCCGACCGACATGCCGGCGGTCGATGCAAGCCCAGTCGACGAAATCTGCTCGATGCTGAAAGGCAAGATCAGCGACGAAGACATGAGCGCGATCGAATCCAAGTTGCGCGGCCTGAAGCTGGCCGGCGACGAGGAAGACACTCCGACCGCAGCCAAACCCGAAGACAAGCCTGCAGAGAAGCCCGCTATGGACAATCCCCCGCCGACTCCCGGCACGAATGCCCCCGGTGGCGCGCCGGCCGCGAAGAAGGACGATTCGGTCAGCAAGCCCGCAATGGACGCCGCGATCAACACCGCAGTCAAGGCCGCTGAAGCCGCAACCATCAAGCGCCTCAACGACATCGCGGATGCGAAGGAAGTCGCTCACGCATACGTCGGCAAGCTGTCCATTGCATTCGACAGCGCCGAAAGCGTGTATCGCACCGCACTCGAGACGCTTGGCGTGAAGGTCGACGGCATCCATCCGAGCGCTTTCCGCGCCGTGCTCGAAGCACAGCCGAAGCCGGGGTTCGTTCAGCCGCGCATCGCACAGGACAGCGCCGTTCCGGTCGACTTCGCGTCGGCATTCCCCAACGCTGGCCGGCTCAACTAAGCGCGCAGCCTTTCAAAATTCAGGAGTAGAGAATGGGATTTCCCACGCAAGTTAATGTGCAGGCAGCCCCGGCCGTTGCCGGTGACTGGTGCGACCGCAACCCACGCGCATTTGTCGATGCGGGCGCGGGCGCTTTCGTCGCAGGCACCAGCGGTGTAGCGATTGGCCGCTTCGCCTGGGCTGACGCATCGAACCTCACGGTCAGCAACTTTGGTGCTGGTGCGCCGACTGGCTTCGTGCATCGCGAACAGCAAGCCTTGATCACGACGTACCTCGCCGACAACTCGATGATGATTCCGCCCGGTATGGGCGTGACGCTCGCGAGCTCGGCTGGCGTCTGGGTGCCGAATGCCGGTTCCACCACGTCCGCAATCGGTCAGACCGCCTTCGCCAACAACTCCACGGGCCAGGCTCAGTTCGGTTCGAACTGGACGAGTGCCAGCGTGACGGGTTCGATTGCATCGAACGTTGTGACGGGTGCCATCGCTGGCACGACCTTGACTGTCTCGGCAGTCACCTCCGGCGTCCTCGCAGTCGGCCAGACCATCAGTGGCACGGGCGTTACTGCAGGCACCACGATCACGGCTCTCGGCACGGGAACCGGGGGTACGGGCACGTACACAGTCAGCGCATCGCAGACCGTTTCCAGCACCACGATTACCGCATCGGGTGGCGTGTTGTCGGTGACCGCCGTTACCTCCGGCGCGATCGCTCTGGGCGAAGTGCTTACTGGCGCCGGCATCACGGCCAATACCGCAGTGACCGGCTTCATCACCGGCTCGGGAGGCGTGGGCACCTATGCTGTGAGCATCGGCCAAACCGTGGCATCGGAAGCGATCACGGTCATCACCGGCACGCAGACCAAATGGGTAGCTCTTTCGGTCGGCGCCCCTGGCGAACTGGTCAAGATGTCCACCTGGTTGCTCGGTTAATCCGCGCGCACTGTCACCAATCTGATGCATCAGGCCGCCTGCGGGCGGCTTTTTTATTGCTCAAAAGGAATTAACCATGGCCAAAATGGCTTATGACATGTCGCCGTCCGACCAACGGGCAGCGCTGGCGTTTCACGAAAAGGAATGGGGGATTCACTTCCCCGACTGCCAGGGCTTTACGCGCCCGGAATGGAAGAAGAACTTCGCTCTGGCATGCGACGCGCAGCCTCAACTGGTCACCGTCGCGTCGTCGGGCATTCCGGCCTATCTGTCGTTCTACCTCGATCCGGACATTCTCCACATCCTGACCGCGAAAAACGAAGCGGCTGAAATCTTCGGCGAGCAGCAAAAAGGTTCATGGGTCGACTCGACGCTGATTTTCCCGGTGGTGGAACGCACGTATGAAGTGTCGACGTACGGCGACTACAGCAACAACGGTTCGGCCGGCATCAACACGAACTTCCCGGAACGTCAACCGTACCTGTTCCAGACGATCTGCGAATACGGCGACTTCGAAATCGAACGCGCCGGCCTGGCGAAGATCGGTTTCGTTAATGAACAGAAAGAAGCCGCCATTGACGGCCTCAACAAGTTCTCGAACCTGACCTACTTCCGCGGCGTTCAAGGCCTGCAGAACTACGGAATCTTGAACGATCCGTCGCTGACTGCGGCCCTCACGCCGGCCCCCAAGGCTGCGAGCGGCACTGCGTGGATGAACGGTACGTCGATCAATGCGACCGCGAATGAAATCTTCAACGACGTCCAGTCGCTGGTGATTCAGTCGATCAATCAGTCGAACGGCCAGCTCAACACCAAGTCGGAATTCATCCTCGCTTTGTCGCCGGCTCGCGAAGGCGCAATGACCGCAGTGAACACGTTCAACGTGGCGGTGGCGGATCTGCTGGTGAAGGCATTCCCGAAACTGACCGTGAAGACCGCGATCCAGTACGGTGCATTGACTGCATCGAATCCGCAGGGCAATGCGATCGGCGAAGTGGTCCAGTTGTATGCGCCGAAGGCCGAAGGTCAGCAAACCGGCTTCTGCGCGTTCAACACGAAGTTGCGTGCAGGCACGATCGTTCGCGAAATGTCGGCATTCAAGCAAAAATTCAGCCAGGGTTCGGCTGGTTTCGTGCTGCGTCAGCCGTATGCCGTTTCGACGATGGTCGGCATCTGACCTAGCAGTCAGTTGCGTGCAGTAAAGCGTGCCATCTAGGGTCATTCCCGAAAGCGCCCTCACCGCAGCGTTGGTGGCACGCCCCCTTTCTAAGCGCGGTTTCATATAGGCGGTAGATATGGCGACTCAAGAATCAACCATCAGTCTCAAGCGCAACAACGACGTCCCCTCGAATGCAACGGTCAGCGTCGCATCGAAGCTCCCGATGGACCTGACACTGAAGCTCTACACATTCGTCACCAGGAATGAGCTGGTGATGGGTGGCGGTACGCGCGAAGTGAAGGTCGCCGAACTGGCTCGCGGCGCGAAGCATTTCGTCGTGCAAGGCAATAGCTGGGCGCAGAACAAAGGCGCACATCAGCAGATCGTCGGCGGCTTCGCTATCACCCACGGTATCCCCAAAGCATTCTGGGAACAGTGGCTCGATCAGAACAAGGAGTCGGATATCGTCGTGAACGGCATGCTGTTCGCGCACGGCGAGACTGCCAGCACGATCGCCGAAGCGAAAGAAAAGGAAAAAGAGAAGTCGGGTCTCGAGCGTCTCGATCCGAACAACCTGCCGAAGGGCCTGCAGAAGTCGGACATGGTCCGTCAGGCGGTCTGATATGACCTGTGCTAGCGGTGGAGTAGTTGCATTCTCATACTCGGGCTGGTCGACTCGATACCCCGAACTGGCGTTCTCCGTGTCGCAGCCGCTAGCGCAGATGTACTTCAATGAAGCGCAACTGTATTGCGACAACACTCCGACAAGCTCAATCCGGGATGCAGGTCCCGGTGGGCAGCGCGAGATGCTGCTCAATATGGTCACGGCCCACATCGCCGCGCTCAATGCGCCGCTTAACGGCCAGGAATCCTCGCCGCTGGTCGGCCGCATCAGTAATGCCACGCAAGGCAGTGTGTCGGTTGCGACGCAAAACGACTATCCGCCTGGCACGGTTCAGTGGTTTCAGCAAACCAAATATGGCGCTGCATTCTGGACTGCCACCGCACAGTATCGAACGATGCATTACGTTCCGGGCCTAGTGTCCAACGTCAATCCATATGGTGGTTTCAGGGGGGTCTGATGGGCGCATTCTCTGGTGGTGCAGCGCTCGAAGCAAAGCTGCGCGAGATCGCCGAGAAAGTCGGTAAGGCCAACACGGTCAATGTCGGCTTTCTGGAGGGGGCAACCTATCCCGATGGGACGCCGGTCGCGCTGATCGCCGCCACGAACGAATATGGCGGGACGGTCACTGTGCCGGAGCATGACGTCACCATCAATCGGAATCTCAAGAAGAACGGGGAGTTTGCCAATGACGGTAAGTTCGTCAAGGCGGACAAAGCCAATTTCTCGACCACGCACCACGTCGACGAATACACCGTCACCATCCCAGCGCGCCCCTTCTTCCGCAGCATGATCCAGAAGAATAAGGGTGACTGGCCAGCCGACCTCGGCAAGATCATCAAGGCGGCGAACTACGATTCGACTGTCGCGCTCGGCCGACTCGGCAAGCATGTAGCCGAGCAGTTGCAGGAGTCGATTCGCGATTTCAGCGAGCCGGGCAATGCGAAGTCGACCATCGCAAAGAAGGGCTTCGATAAACCCTTGGTCGACTCAGATCACATGTTGAACAGCGTTGACTCGGAAGTCCAGGAATGAACCTCAACAACATCGTCGGCAGCTACGTGGCTGCCGTGAATCCGTGGGTGATCGCATCGATTCAGCCGTCGCAAGGATACGGGACAAACGACGACGGCAAGCGCGTGCCCGCATACGGAGGGGCGCTTGACATCCCGGTCCAGATGCAGCCACTTCAGTACAACGACCTGATTCAGGTCAGCGGCCTGAACCTCCAGGGTGAGCGCAAGGCGATGTATGCCAACGGCGAATGGGATGCCGTCGTGCGCTCCACTCAGGAGGGCGGCGATCTGGTGACATTGCCGGACGGTTCCGTGTGGCTGCTGGTGTTCCAGTTCGAAGACTGGAATGCAACAGCCGGATGGACAAAATTTTGTGTCACGCGACAGAACGGCAGCTAAGCGATGGCTATCTCCCTAAGCCTCACAGAAAGCCAGACGATTAAGGCGCTCCGCTCATTCCTGTTGTCCGTCCTGCCGGCTGGCATTGAGGTCGTTCGCGCCCAGGACAACCGCGTGCCGGAGCCGGTTGGCCCCGACTTCGTCATGATGACGCCGACGTTACGTGGCCGCCTTGAAACGAACGTCGACACCTATGCGGATGTGGCCTTCACCGGGTCCATCGCCGCAAACATATTGACAGTGACCGAGATAAGCGTCGGCGCTATAGCGGTTGGCGCACAGTTGTTAGGCAATAACATCGCTGCCAATACCGTGGTGACGGCACTTGGTACGGGAACCGGAGGCGTCGGAACATACACCGTTACGCCTTCCCAATCCGTCTCAAGCCAGATCATGGCTGCTGGCACGCAAATGCTGTTGCAGCCAACCCAGGTCACCGTGCAGCTTGACGTGCACGGGCCGGCTAGCGCTGACAATACGCAGATCATCACTACGCTGTTTCGAGACGGCTACGCGACCAGCGCGTTTGCCTTGTCCGGCTTCGACGTAACGCCGCTGTACGCCAACGATCCACATCAGATGCCGTTCACGAACGGTGAGCAGCAAGTGGAAGATCGGTGGGTTGTCGACGTCGTTATGCAGGCCAATCCGGTCCTGACTGTCCCGCAGCAGTTCGCATCCAGCATCGAAGCCAGCGTGACCAGCGTTCAAGCGCAGTACCCCGCCTAACAACCCGCCTCACCCAATTCTTTCGAGCCCGCCATTGAGCGGGCTTTTTCTTTTGGAGCCCTCATGGCGAGCATTCCCGCAAGTGCCATTGTCTCGGTCGTCCCGTCAGTCATTTCGGCCGGCGGGAGTGCACTCGAACTGATCGGTCTTTGTTTGACCGAAAACACCCGCGTTCCGACCGGCCAAGTCCTTTCGTTCCCCTCGGCGGCGGCCGTATCGTCCTATTTCGGTCCGGCTTCTGTTCAAGCCGCGCAGGCCGCGATCTATTTCGCTGGCTTCACGGGCTCGAACGTTCTGCCGGCTGCGATGCTATTCGCGCAATACAACCTGGCAGCCGTTCCAGGCTACCTCCGTGGCGGCAACATCTCGGGCTTGACGCTGACCCAGCTTCAGGCCCTGACCGGCACACTCACGATCAACTTTGCCGGTGTGCCGGAAACGTCGTCCACGATCAGCCTGTCGGCGGCAACAAGCTTTTCTAGCGCGGCCACGATCATTCAGGCTGGATTCACGTCGCCTCCGTTCGCCGTCACGTATGACAGCGTTTCTGGTGCGTTCGTGTTCACCAGCACCGCGACGGGCGCGACTGAAACTATCCAGTACGCCACGGGCACGCTCGCCGCTGGCCTCATGCTGACGCAGCAGACCGGCGCGATCCTGTCGCAAGGCGCCGCTATTGCTGCCGCTCCTGCTGCCTACATGGCCGGCATCGTGGCGCAGACGACGAACTGGGCGACGTTCTTCTCGGACTTCGATCCGGATGGCGGCTCGGGCAACACGCTGAAGTACGAATTTGCACAATGGGCCGGCTCGACGAACGATCAGTTCGCGTACTTCGTCGAAGACACCGATATCACGCCGACTGAATCGACGGACGCAGCTTCGTCACTGGGTCAGAAGATCATCGCGGCAAGCCTCTCCGGCACGACGCCGATTTACGTGCCGAGCATTCCGTACGGTCTTGCCGCGTTCGCATCGGGTGCCGTCGCGTCGATCGACTTCACCGAAACGAATGGCGATTCCACTCTCGCGTTCAAGTCGCAATCCGGTCTGTTGCCTAGCGTGACGAACCAGACGGTGTCGGCGAATCTTCAGGCTAATGGCTACAACTGGTACGGGGCCTATGCAACGGCCAACCAGGCTTTCACGTTCTTCTATCCCGGCTCGATCTCGGGCCCGTTCAAGTGGGTCGACGCGTACGTAGGGCAGATTTGGCTCAATAGTCAATTCCAGCTCGCCTTGATGGAGTTGTTGACCAACGTCAAGTCGATTCCGTACAACCCCGCCGGCTATGCGCTTGTCAGCGCAGCGATGCAAGACCCGATTAATGCAGCGCTGAACTTCGGTTTGATTGATCAGAACGTCGCGTTGTCTGCGGCTCAGATCGCCGAAGTGAATAACGCCGCTGGAACTGCCATCGCAAGCACGCTGCAAAGCCAGGGTTGGTATCTGCAAATTCAAACCGCTTCTGCGCAGACGCGCGGCAACCGCACATCGCCGCCGATTACGTTCTGGTACGTCCAGGGCGGATCGATTCAATCCATCAACGTTAGCAGCGTCGAAGTGCAGTGAGTATTTGAGTTAGAATGTAATTGTGCGGGATAGGAGGCATCCGACAAGCCAGTTCCCTAGCTGGTTTCCCGCACCACTCACTAGGGTTTGCTTAGGGGCAAACGATGGATCTGAAAACCTGCACCAAGTGCGGCGCCGAGAAATCGCATGATCAATTCACCGTCAGAAAAGCCAGCAAGGACGGTCTTCACCCAAGTTGCAAGGATTGCCGCGCAGCATACCGCGCTCGCAATTCAGAAAAGATTCGTGAATATAACTCTGCGTACTATGCGAGCGACATTGATGGCCAGCGCGCTCGCGCCAAGGTATGGCGCGATGCAAACGTAGAGCGCGCCCGCGAGAACTATCGTAAGTTTTACCTAAAGAATCGCGATATCCGGCTGCAATATTCAAAGAATTGGGAGCGTAGCAACAAGGAATCTCGCCTTGAATACCATCGCAAGTATTACTGGTCCAATACGGACAAAGTGGCGTTCAAGAACTTTAGGTATAGAAGAGAGAACCCCGAGAAGGTCGCCGCACTCTGGATGCGTCGATACGCATCTAAACTTAGGGCGACGCCACGCTGGGCAGATTTTGATGCAATTGAGGCGATATACAAAGAAGCCGCCAGGATCAGCAAAGAGACTGGCATTGAACATCACGTCGACCATATCGTGCCCCTCCAGTCCCGGTTGGTGTGCGGACTGCACTGGGCGGCAAATCTTCGTGTGATTCCGGGTTCAGAGAACCAAAGCAAGGGCAACCGGCACTGGCCGGATATGCCATAAGCAACAGTAGCCGAATTCAACAAAGCCTCCCTTGCGGAGGCTTTTTCATTTCTGGAGCCTAAAATGGCAGACATAACCTCCGCGAACAGTGTCCTTATGCTTGGGGTCACCGGACTATTCACAGTACCTCAGCAATTGGCCGGATTCTCGGCTGACGACATGTACGATATTGCCGCCGTCGACACCAAGGAAGTCGTCATGGGCGCCGATGGCAATCTGTCTGCTGGCTGGATTCCACAGGTCAAGGTGATGTCTGTCACGCTCCAGGCGGATAGCCCGAGCAATACCTTCTTCGATTCGTGGTATGCAGCGGAGGAAGCTGCGCAGACACCGTTCTTTGCGTTTGGCGTAATCAATCAGCCATCGGTCAGTAGGGTGTACACGCTCACGACCGGGGTTCTGAAGAATTACACTCCGCTCGCTGCAGCCAAGAAAACCCTGCAACCGCGGAAGTTTGAAGTGCACTGGAAACTCACGATCGGAGTGCCGACGTAATGGCCCGCAAATCTCACACGATCGTCATTGAGGCCGAAGGCCGCGACAAGGGCAAGATGTTTACGATCGCCGAAATGCCCCCCTCGCAAGCCGAAAAGTGGGCATTCCGCGCCCTGCTCGCACTGGCGAAATCGGGCGTTGAGGTGCCGGATGACATCGCGAGCGCCGGCCTGGCTGGCGTTGCTGCCATGGGCATCAAGGCATTCTCGGGCCTCAGCTTTGAGGATGCGGAGCCGCTGCTCGACGAGATGTTCGCCATGGTCTCGTTCGTTCCCGATCCGGCGCGTCCCGCCATCAAGCGCGGCCATGGTGGCGTTGGACCGTTGATAGAGGACGACATCGAGGAAATCTCGACGCGTCTGCGTCTGCGCAAAGAGCTGTTCTTCCTGCATACAAATTTTTTTACAGCCGTCGTCGGCTGAAACTAAGCCACTTCGCTGACGACGGACGCGCCTACGCAGAATATGTGAACGTCCCGCGCACGATAGGTGCCGTCATATCGGCGCGTCTTGCAACGATGGCTGAAATCGAAACGGTTCTGGGCATGGAGGATATCTACGACCTCCTGGAAATTATCACCGTTGACGCCTACAACAAACAGATTGCGCAAAAGAGCGAGGAACCATGAGCACCGTAATTGACGCGCTGGTTGTCTCGCTTGGCCTTGACGCCTCTGGTTTTCAAAAAGGCCAGAAGGACGCCTCGGCGGCGATGAAGAAGACGAGCGACGATGCCGACACAACCGCCAAGAATATGGAGGCCCGCGGCAAACAAGCCGGCGAGTTCTTCGGTCAGATCAAGAATCAGGTCGTCGGCCTGCTCGCGGTCTTCACGGCCGGCAAGGGGCTGTCGTCGTTCGTCTCCGATGTCGTAGCCAGTGACGCCGCCGTGGGCCGCATGGCGAAGAACATCGGCATGTCGACCGAAACCCTGTCTGCATGGCAGGGCGTAGCGGAACGTGCGGGTGGTTCGTCTGCCGGTATCACGGGCTCGCTGAAGGCGATGGCGCAGCAGATGGCGCAGATATCGATCACCGGCACGCCGGGTGCGCAGGTTCTGCAAAGTTTGGCTATGTCCGGCATCAACGTGGCGAAGTATTTCGACAAGGCCACGACATCGAGCGAACGTCTGTTGATGGCGTCGGACGCGTTCAAGGGCATGGATGCATCCCGCGCTCAGGCACTTGGCGCCGGCATGGGCTTTGACGAAGGCACCGTGAACGTGCTAATGCAAGGTCGTCAGGCTGTACAGGCGTTGCTGGCAGAGCAGGAAAAGATCGGCGTCACGAACGAGGCTGATGCGAAGTCTGCGCAACAGTTGCAGGCAGCCTGGCGCGCCATGGGCCAAGCATCAACCGACCTCGGCCGCAAGATTCTCACGTCGCTGTCGCCGTACATTCAGCAGTTAGCGGCTGCGCTGCTTAAGCTCTCGGAATGGGCGGCGACGCACCGGCCCATGGTCGAAGCCATGTTCATCGGCCTGGCTGCCACCGCAGCGGCGTTTGCCGTTGCACTAGCGGCGCCTATAGCTGGTATCGCAGCATTGGCTGCGGGTATCGGCGTTGCCGTTGCCGCTGTTGCCGTGCTTTACGACGACTGGAAAACCTGGATCGACGGCGGTCAGTCTGCATTCGGCGGGTTCTGGCAGTTCTTTGCGGACAAGTGGAATGCGATCTCGGGCGTTGTGACGCCGGTCTTCGCATCGCTCAAGGCAGTCTTCACCGACTGGGTATCTGGCGTCGAGGATCTGCTCAAGCTGGTCGTGTCGCTCTTTACCGGCAACGGTGACGACATCCGCAAGGCATGGTCCGCCCTTATCGGCGATCTCGGCCAGTACTTCACCGACTGGGTTGGTCTAATCAAGAATCTTGGGCCGGCCATTCTGGCTGCGTTCAAAACAGCATTCTCGGTTGCTTTCGACTGGGTCAAGGGTCGGGCCAAGGCCGTCTGGAATGCGATCACGGGCAAGCATGATGCAGAACCCGCCGCTGCTCCGCCAACGGACGGTGCGCCGGCCAGTCCGTCCAAGCCGTCTGGTGGCACATCGGTTCTCGCCGAAGCCATGCAAGCGGCCAAGTCTTCTGAATCGAAGTACGGCATCCCGGCTGCGGTGACGATGGCTCAGTTCGCGATCGAGAGCGGCAACGGCGCACACATGCCAGCAGGTAGCAACAATCCGTTCGGCATCAAGGCCAGGGCCGGTCAGCCCTATGTTGAGGCTCAGACCAACGAGTTTATCAACGGCAAGATGGAGCGCGTCACGCAGCGGTTCGCCAAGTTCGATTCGCTGGCCGATGCTTTCGATTCGCACGCCAAACTCCTGGCGACGGGCAGCGCTTATGCATCCGCCAGAACGCATGAGAATGATCCCCAAGCTTTTGCAAACGCACTGACGGGAAAATATGCGACTGACCCGCAATACGGGGCGAAGCTCAACGCGATCATGGCGCGCAACAATGCCGGCGGCGGAAATACCAGCACCAGTGACGTGAAGATTGCGCAGATCAACGTGCAGACACAGGCGACCGATGCGAAGGGTATCGCCAAGGACATCGGGCCGGCGGTGAAACAGTACGCCTTTACCGCGCAGGCAAACACAGGGCTTAGCTGATGGCAAACGGAATCCCGGCGCTGCTCGGCAAAGTCGCCAACGTCACGAACACGGTCTCGCTGGTCGTCGCCGATGCGCAGCTCATCCTCGGTCTGTTTGCGGGCCCGAAGTGGGGCATCGGGATCAACGGCGTGTTTCAGGTATTTCCTGATTCCGTCGTTGACCTCGAGTTCAAGCGCGACTGGCAGATATCGAACGCCCCCCAGGAGCAAGGGGCATTTCAGAGCTACAACAAGGTCGCCACGCCCTACGATGCGCATATCAGGATGACCAAGGGCGGGACGGAGGCGGCCCGCGCGCAGTTTCTCGATACGATTGATGCGCTGGCCGCTTCGACGGTGCTGGTCGATGTCGTCACGCCGACCAAAATATATCGGAACGCGAACATCACGCACTACGACTATCGGCGCACGTCAACCAATGGCGTCGGGCTGCTGACGGTGGATATAGCGCTTCAGGAAATCCGCATCGCTCCCTCGCCGGCTTTCACCAATACTGCGGCGCCTGGCGGGGCCGATCCTCAGCAGGGCGGTTCCGTGCAGACGCGGCCCCCAACAGGAGGCATGTCAACGCTGTTCGGCCCCAACACCGTGAATTTCCAGTGAGGCTACTGGATAGGCTGGTACTGCGGAGCGGGATTGATGCACTGGTCAGAAACCGCTTGTTGGAGAACCTGTGGCGGTAGTCCAGCAAACCTCTCGTCGAAATACACCACGTTGATCATCCGCTTGATTTGTTGATCCGTAAGCGTATTGAAAATGCTTCGCTTCTGGTTGACAAACTTCATGAATTCTTGCGGAGACTGTTGTGAGTCTCTGTATGAGGCGGCCATATTGACGAGCATGGCTTGTTGATTGCAGTTGTTGATTTTCTGTGGACTAACGTCCTGCGCCTGACACAAAACCGGGAAGACAAGAGCCGCAACAACAATAGCTTTTTTCATTCTCTTTCTCGTTGTCTACTTGCCACGGCCGCAGCAAGCGAATCAAAAGGATAGCACTCGGTGAATCCAGCCGTGAGTGCGTGAAAATTTATGCAGATCATCCCAATCGCGGACACGTTTTCGCAAACGATCTCAGTGCAGCTTGCGGGCCAGAATTGCACAATTAATTTGTACCAGAAGTCGACGGGATTCTACTGCGACCTATCCGTCAACGGCTCACTGCTGATCGGCGGCGTCATCTGCCAGAACCTGAATCGCATTGTGCGCAGCCTGTACCTCGGCTTCGTGGGTGACCTGTGCTTTGTCGACACGCAGGGCACCTTCACGCTGCCTAGCACCGGCTTGGACCCGTCCAGCCCAGGGCTCGGAACGCGCTACGTATTCTGCTACCTGGAAGCGTCGGACCTCGCCGGAGTCGGCTGATGAGCTTCGTTAAGCGCACAATCAATCTGACGTTCAGGCTCGGGCGTGACACGAACGGTGTCCAGTACAACTTCACCGAGGGAAATTTCGACCAGGTGAGCGTCACGGGCCTGCGCATTCAGGCCACCATCGCGAGTGCCGGGGCGCCTTCGATGGGTGAGGCATCCGTGATTGTGCATGGACTCACGCCGTCGCTGATGAACCAGCTATCGTCCGTGAGCCGTCTCAACGGCGGACAGGTGACGACACGGTTCTACCAGATGATCATCGAGGCGGGCGACGCCATCGCCGGCATGAGCACGATCTTCCAGGGGCAGGTTTCCCTGGCGACAGTAGATATGAGCGGGGCGCCGGACTCGACCTTGCACATCACGGCGCATGCGGGTCTGTTCGAGGCGGTCAAAACCACGGCGGCGCTGAGCTTCCCTGGCGTGGCCGACGTTGCGAATATCATGCAGAACCTCGCTGTGCAGAACAACTACTCGTTCGAGAACAATGGTGTCACAGCCAAGCTCTCGACGCCCTACTTTCACGGATCGCCCAAGCAGCAGATGGAAGCGTGCGCCAACGCCGCGAACATCAACTGGACGCTCGATAACGGTACGTGCGCAATCTGGCCGAAGGGCGGCAGCCGCGGCGGTTCAATCCCGCTCATCTCTCCGGGTACAGGCATGATCGGATACCCGTCGAATGCCGGTTTGGGCGGCAGCATCGCAGTCAAGACGCTGTTCAATCCGCAATTGAGGATAGGCGGAAACTGCCAGGTGCAAAGCAGTCTTCCTTTCGCCAATGGCACATTCGTGATGTTCGGCATCGCGCACGATCTCGAAAGCGAGACGCCGAACGGCCTGTGGGAAACGTCATTTTCGGGGTCTCCGTTCAATGCTCAGCAATAACGGCTACAACGGGCAGCAGACCCCAAACTCGGCCGGCTCAGACTTCAATGCCCAGACGTTCATGGTCTGGTCGATTCTGGCCCGCGTTCGGACCATGCAACTTGTGAAGGTGATGGGCGTCACGAACAACGGCGGCATCTCGCCAGTCGGCTTCGTCGATATCCTCCCACTCGTCAATCAGACGGATGGCGCAGGCAACGCGGAGTCGCACGGGACGATTTATCACTGCCCCTACTTCCGGCTTCAGGGTGGCGCGAACGCGGTCATCATTGATCCGCAGGTGGGCGACATCGGCTGGGCCGGATTCGCAGACCGCGATATCTCGAGCGTGATCGCGAGCAAGGGACCGGCCAATCCCGGCAGCAAGCGGATGTTTGATATGGCGGATGCATGCTATTTCGGTGGAATGCTGAATGGGACGCCGAGCCAATACATTGCGTTCTCGAGCTCTGGCGTTGCCGTGGTGTCACCGACGCAGATCAGTCTGATAGCGCCTCTCATCGTAGCCAGTGCATCGACATCTTTTACCGTGAACTCGCCGCAATCGAACTTCAGCGGCGCCGTGATTATTCAGGGGCTGTTGTCGTGGCTGGCTGGTATGACCGGCAGCGTCACAAGCGGCGTTGCATCGCTCATCACGGGTGCAGTGCAATTCGTTGGGTCGATCACCTCGAACGGCAAGGCGATTGACAGCACGCACACCCACCATGAGAACGGCGCAGGCAGCAACACTAACCCCCCGAATTGAATATGGCCACCACTTTATATCTCGACCCGGCCACATGGGACTTGACCGTAGACGCATCGGGTTCAATCGCCGTCGCCGCCGATCCCTATGCGCTAGCGCAAAACGCCGCGACAGCATGCCGGACGTTCCTCGGCGAGGTTTGGTACAACCAAGCAACTGGCGTCCCATATTGGCAAGACATCCTCGGCCACTTCCCCGCCCTATCCATCGTAAAGGCTGATCTTGTTGCTGCCGCAGAGACGGTTGCGGGGGTTGCGAGTGCACAAGCATTCATCACGGGCGTCGTGAATCGTCAACTACAGGGCCAAATCCAGGTAACGGACACTGCCGGCAACGTCTCGGCGGCCAGCTTCTAACTCGGCCACATTGAAATAACCAAGCCCGCCGCGCGCGGGCTTTTTTGCGTCCTCTCCCATGTCAACAAATGTGCCGAGCCCAGTCCTTGGGCCGAATGGCTTCACCGCGCCAGCAGAATCGGCCATTCTTGCCGGCGTTCAGGAGGATCAACAAGCCGCGTTTGGTAGCGGGTTGGTCATCACGAACGCAGATGGCACGCCGAACCTGACGACGCCCCAAGGTCAACTGGCCACGTCGCAGACGGCAATCATCGGCGACAAGAATGACCAATTCCTGGCGCTTTCCAATGGTGTCGATCCCGCATTTGCTTCTGGGCGGATGCAAGACGCCATCGGCCGAATCTATTTCATCGAGCGCAATCCCGCCGAGCCTACTTCAGTTGTTGCGACCTGCACAGGCCTAACTGGAACCCCCATACCGGTCGGCGCCCGCGCGCAAGACGTTAGCGGCAATATCTATCTCTGCACCGAAGCCGGGACGATTCCGGCATCCGGAAACATCGATCTGACGTTCGCCTGTACGGTAACAGGCCCGATCGCATGCCCTGCCGGCCAACTCAACGCCATCTTTCAGGCCATCCCTGGATGGGATTCGGTTCTGAACGCCAACCCAGGCGTCATCGGATCAGACGTCGAATCTCGCGCGGACTTCGAAAACCGGCGCTCGCAATCCGTTGCGCTTAATTCGAAAGGATCGGTCCCGTCCGTCCGCGGTGCCGTGCTCAACGTGACGAATGTGCTGGATGCATATGTCACCGACAATCCAACCAACGCACCGGCAACGATCGGCGGCGTTGTGGTTGGTCCGAATACGTTGTACGTCTGTGCGGCTGGCGGGGCATCGCAGGACATCGGAAACGCTATCTGGACGAAGAAAAGCCCTGGTTGCAACACGCAGGGCAATACCCCAGTCACGGTCGACGATACGGACGGCTACACCCCGCCCTTTCCACAGTTCACGATCAGTTACGACACGGCGGCAAGTCTTCCGATCCTGTTCCTAGTGCAGATTGCCAATGACGCCACTCTGCCGGCGAACATCACGCAACTGGTACAGCAGGCGATCGCCAATGCCTTTTCAGGTGCTGACGGCGGGCAACGCGCTCGCATCGGTCGTCGCATTCTCGCGAGCCGGTTCTATATCGGCGTGGAAAACATCGATCCGAACGTCGAGCTTCTGTCTATCCAGATCGGTACGACCACGGCGAACGCGAACTTCGTGAACGTGAACATCAATCAGATCCCGACGCTTGATCCGAGCAACATCACGGTCGAACTGGTCTAGTCCCGAGGCGCGATATGCAGAATGTTGATCGCACCATCCTGAGCCAATTCGCGAACAGCACAACGATACTTTCGCTGATAGAGAGTTTCAACGATGCGGTAGATCCTAGCGCGGATATCGACGCCTTTTATAACCTGGTTTGGAATGTCGATACAGCGGTCGGATATGGTCTTGACGTCTGGGGGCGGATTGTCGGACTCGAGAATGGCCGGCTGCTGAAGATCCCCGCGGGAGAAATCAATCTCGGATTTGATGAGGCCGGGATAGCAAGCGCGACCGCGTTCGGGTCAGGCGTGTTCTCTACCGGCTCCATAGTCACGCAGAACTTCTATCTGGCTGATGACGCGTTTCGCGCGCTCATCATGGTGAAGGCGCTTGCCAATATCACCGATTGCTCGATCCCGAGTTACAACAAGCTTCTCAATCTGCTGTTCGCCGGTCGTGGCCGTTGCTACGTCAATGACCTCGGCAACATGCAGATGCGGTTCACGTTCGAATTCTTCCTCCAGCCATTCGAACTCGCCATTCTCACGCAGTCCGGGGCGCTACCCCGTCCTACGGGCGTGCAGGCGTTCGTAATGTCGGTCAGCCTGCCGTTCACCTTCGGGTTTGCGGAGGCGGGCACTCCGTCTGCAGCTCCATTCGGCCAGGGGGTGTTCTATTCCGGCGTCAATTTCATCACTTCGCCCGTGAACCCTGGAGCGCTGGACCAGACGTTTGTCCTCGATCAGTCGACGCTGTCCTGACGCCGCATCTCTTCTTTGATTATCCATAGCCCGCAATCGCGGGCTTTTCTTTTTGGGTCCGCGCCAACATGCAGGCTAGTCAAACCCCCACGCTTGTCCCGCTCGCCTTTGCTGCCAACGGCACGAAGAACGCGATCCCCGAGTCGTCGCAGATCGGCATTACGCCCGGTGCGGCGAGTTTGAACGATGGCTTCCCGCCGCTGACGTTCACGCCGATTGCGGCTGGCGGTGTGCCGCCTGCGGGTGCCGATTTCAACGGTGTTCTCAATCTGATCACGCAGACGATCCGATGGAAGCATGCGGGCGGTCAGTTCGGCTACAACTCCACGTTTGCCAGCGATGCGAACGTCGGGGGATATCCGCGCGGCGCGCTTCTGCTTCGTGCAGACCAGAGCGGCATGTGGTTGAACCAGACGGACAGCAACACGACGAACCCGGATACCGGTGGCGCCGGCTGGTCCGCAGCATTCGTGAGCGGTACAGTCGGGCAATCGCGCAATCTGTCCATGAACGTGGCGACGGCTGCCGCGACGGCGACGCTGACCGCGGATGAAATCGTGGTCGGTACTGCCTTGGGCGGCCACAAATACGTGCTCGGCTCGTTCAGCAAGACCATCAACCTCGCCACCAACGGCGCGGGCGGAATGGACACTGGTACGGCGCCTGTATCGGGTTATGTCGCGCTGTACGCCATCTACAACCCGACGACGCAGACATCCGCCCTGCTGGCGACGAATGCGACGAGCACCATTGCGCCTAACGTGTACGGCGGCGCAAATATGCCGAGTGGTTATACGGCTTCGGCACTGGTGAGTGTGTGGCCGACGAATGGAATCAACCAGTTCAATGTCGGAATGCAAGTTGATCGAAAGATATACACAGGCATCTTTACCGCCTTAAACTCCAGTACTACGCAATCATCCGTGACAGCACTGTCTATTTCTTCAACTGTGCCAAAGAATGCACGTTCATGTTTTGGCAATATGCTAGCGCAAGTGAATGCCGCATCTACTGCGGCACTTAGCATTTATGGAAATAGTTCGAGTGTAGGTGTTAGACAGTGCTTTCTTAACACTACATCAAGTGCTGGCGGCGGCAGTCAAACACCATTCTCGGACCTGGCAATTGGTACGGCACAAACGATTTATTACAGCAGCACCAACAGTGCCGGTGCGCCGAATTTTCAAATCCTGATTATCGGCTACGAAATATGATTAATGTTCAATTCGCAGATAGTACGAATACCTCGATCATCTCGTACTTAGGCTGCCCACAAGACCCGAAGGTGTGGTCGAACCTCGGTACGGTAGCGACGAATGACGATAGGTGGAAGTCGTATTACGACGCGCAATCCACCTTCATCCAGCAGTATCTTCCGTCGCCGTCCGGCGCATAGCGGGCGTTTGATTGCGAGTGAGCCTGTATTTTCAGGCTCTTTTCATCCAGAATGCCCCGCCGTGCGATTCGATTCCTGCCAATAGTGGGTTCTTCAAAATCCCATCGAGCGGACCAAGTAGAGTTGAGGAAACATGCGTAATATAGGCATTTGGCAACAGAATCTCATCGCCCGCCGCCCCTCCCATAAGATATGCGGCGAGCAAGTATTGTTCGTTGTAAAAGCGATCTTTCCAGTTATCGGGATAGTCCCACGGTAAGAATATATCGTGAAGTCCATATATCATCCCGCTCGGAAAGCAAGGGAGGATCTCCGTGAAGAAAACTGTTACGTCTGAATTAGGGAAGGAGCGATGGCTGTTGTCTACAAATAAGACGTCCTCGCCAGTCAAAGATTCGAAAAAATCGGCAGGAACGTCTTCACACGCAGACCTGATAATGCGGTCACAGATGCTGTCGATATTAGCTCTCGGGAACGGGTCAATCGAAACAATAGAGGTTCTAAGTTGATGATCGTGGATTGCCTGACGAGCAAACATCGTCGAATTGCCAGATCCAATTTCGACGTATAGACGTGGATTATTTATTGCCAATAGGCCGTATAGGCTAATCGCATCTACCGCAGGGAACCAACCGTTCAACCACTGCGGCGATAGGATGTTAGGAGTATCGTTCCGAACTGGTATCTTTTCAAAGTCGGACGAGAATTTCGCGAATTGCGTCAACAGATCGGTGTATCTCTCTTTGCCTTCGTTTATGAGGGCGAATGCCTTAGACTTCTGCGCATTCAAAGTCCTATGCCGAGGATGGTATGGATATTCCAGCTTGATAAGACGGTTTTCTCTTTCCAGTCTCTCTAATTCAGAAACATGCGTTGATTCTACCGGCATATCCATCCCCTTTCCATTTGTGGATCCGCGTTTGCGAGTTGCGCATCATACCCGAAATTCCGTATCGCTATCACAACCTCCACCCGTCCTTCATGGGGGAGCAGTCAAGATTGTCCCCCGATGATTGACTTGACCAGCGGCGCGACGATGGGGGCCTCCAATTGAGCCTTGATAGCGTATAGCGCATCGCCCGGATGTACGCAATCGGTGAGCATGGCTTGCCAGCCCGGCAGCGCGAGAATCGCTTGATATTCGCCGACGATCGGCACGTCCTCCGAAGATGCTACAGCCTGAAGTGCTACTACGTAAGACGGCATTAGCGGCTCCCTCACCAGTTCGCAGGACGGGTTTGGTTCGTAGATAATGACCTGCTTGCCGGCCGACTTGGCGATCTGCACAAGCTGCGTCATGTATAGCGCATATTCGGACGGAGACTCTGGCACTATGCCGTCCTGCAACACTACTGAATGATACGCATCGTTCAAGGCGAAATTCAGCGTAACGATCTGCGCTTTCGACTGAGCCATCTGATTGACCCAAGTCGGATGCACTCCGTCTATGCCATTCAACAGTTGCGACGCCTCGGTGCCGCTAACACCCTGATTACTGATTGTGACGGTTGATCCGAACTGGCCTTGCAGGAGTTTTTGGAGCTCGACCGGTTCATTGTTCGCTGTGACCTGGCCGACCCCGTTGACCGCCTCCGTGCCTAGTGTCGTCGAGTCTCCGTACTCTTCGATCAGGACAGTTTTCGGAGTGGGCGTTGGTGCCGATGCGGCAATTGGAGCGGATGCGGATGGGGGCGCCACATTGCTTGATTGCGCTGGGCTGCTACCGCCACCTCCGCCCCCACCGCAAGCCGCGAGACATATGCTCAGTCCGACGATTGCTGCTGCTCTCCAGCCGGCACCAGATCGATGTGCGCGCCGTGCCGGCGCATCCTTTCGAGAATGCGCTCGATCGTTACCTGGTCCAATTCGAGCTGCGCCATCATGGTGAAAAGCATTTGTGCGCTCATTGGCCGCGGATTGTTCGGATTGGTGTACTTGCGCCAGTGCTGATCGCCGGCAAGCCACGCCAGATCCGCCATTTGCTTTCCTGTCCAGCCGAGTTCCGCCTTCAGGTCCGCAAGGTCTTTGGTGCTTGGGTGAGAATACTTGATGGGCATAACTGGGCACTCGCCGCGCACGGAATGTGAGCTTCATGATTTCGTCCTTTCGGGATAAGCGGGACTCGCGATTGCGTTTCCCTATGACGTTAAATTAGCTCCTTCGGGGCTAGTCGTCAAGCGATAAATCACATAAAACCCAAAGCCGCCTCCGGACGGTTTTTTTACGCCCCCTCGAAAATGACCGTCAATTCGAATTTCACTCCCGGCCAGGTTCTGACCGCGTCCCAACTGAACTCGTCGTTTGGATCGGCCGCCAGTCAGACCGACATGGCGCAGATTCAGAACGGCACCGCGCCGGATGCAGGCACACTGACGGGCTCAGAAACACTGGCAGCGAGTCGTGGCGCGGGGCTGCTGCAGACGACGCCGACGAAGATTGCTCAATTCGTCACCGACACCTACTCGGTGGACTGGCTCAATACGACGGGATCAGTTCCTGCATCGATCTACAACTTCTTTTCGCAGATCGCAACGGCGTCCAATTTCAATATCGTCGGTGACGGTTCAGACGAAACTGCGAAGTGTGTAAATGCGATCACATACAGCGCGACGCACGGCATCAGGCTCGACTGGCAAGGCAAGACGATTGGATTCACGAACATCAACGCGCTCGTTGGCGGCGGTGTCATCAACTGGACTGGCGTACCGAAATTCACCCAGCTTGCGGCCCGTGACAACACGACGCCGGGCTTCCAGGTCGGCGGCGCTCCCCTTGCGACTGTGGCGCTCGCCTCGACGGCACTGGCGGGCAGCTACCAGATCACGCTGAGCGACGCCTCGGCCGCGCAGCCTGGATACACGATTCGTCTGCTGACGAACAAACTGGCGTTTGGGGATCACCGCTTCGATCCGAATAACGCAATCGGGCAGCTTGTGAAAATCAAAGCTGTATCGGGCAATGTTGTGACGTTGTTCGATCCGCTGGTATTCGACCTGCCTGTCGGCATGATCACGACGGGTACCGCGCAGGCCGGCACGACCACGAACATCACCCTGTCCGCGAGCGACGCGTCCACCGCAAGCCAGTTGAACAACTACCTGCTGACCATCACAGCCAGCACCGGAGCGGGACAGTCACGCTACATCAACACGTACAACGCAACCACGAAGGTTGCGGACATCGGCACGACCTACACGAGCTTTCCGCAGGCGCCCTGGACAACCGCGCCAGACGCCACGTCGCAGTACTCGGTTGCGGCGACCTGCAGTGCGCAGATCATTCAACCTGGCTACGTCAAGAGCCTCGGCGATATGACCGTAACCGGCTTTGCGACGTCAGGTCTGTTCGTCTATGGTGTGCAGTTGCAGTATTGCGATCGGCCGCTTATCGATGGTGTCGCCATCTCGAACTTCTCCCGCATGGCGCTTTACACGCGCTTCAACTATTTTCCGAAGGTTGTCAACTCGCACTTCGATGGCGCGAACGAGGCAACGAGCGGCGGCGGCGGATTGGGATACGGCCACAGTTCCCTTGGTGACTATGGCTGTATGGTCGAGAACTGTTCGGCGACTGGATGCCGCACGGGTTTCGACAGCATCAACGGATCGATGTTCGTGTCACATCGCGGTTGCAAGGTCGTAGGTGGCGGACTGGCCTATGATGGCAATCCGTTCTGGCCAGCGCCATCGGGTTATCCAAATAGCGGCATTTCGAACCATACCGGCACGTTCGGCGTATCGGATATCGGTAACGAAATGATCGATGTGTGGGATAACAAGAACCGGGCCTATTGGCATGTCGCGCACAACAATGTGATTCGCGGCCAGGTCAATTATCCGTTTTACATTTTCTACACGACGGGTGGCGACTATCGTGGGAACACCTACGAAGATGGCATGACGGCCGTGCCCAGCAGCGGCATGAATGCAAACGTGAACGGAACCGAAACTCCAGTAACGAATGCGTCGATTGTCAATCGCGCAATCTCGATGTTCTACATCCAGCAGGCTGGGCTCGTGCCGTATGCGACTGTGACAATCGACGGAAACAGGGCGAAGTCAAGCACCCTTACGGGCGTCTACTTGGGCATCCCGGATTCGGCCGGCACGCTTGGGCTTTACGTCACGAACAATGACATCGATGTTGTCGCCAATAGCGCCAATAGCTGTTCGGTAATCAACGGCGACACGGGAACTATCGGGCTGCGCGATCTCAAGATCGCAAACAACGAGTTGCGTGCGGGCGGTTCGGCGCTTGGAAATGTCAAGGTCAGCAGTATGACCAAGTACCCGATCATCTCGCAAATATCGACGTCAACGCCGTTTGTGGTGCAGATCGGCGTGAGCAAGTATCTGTGCATTTTGCCGAACAACACGGCTGCCGATGTCGTATTTCCGAGAGACCAGAGCACATTCTCTCTGACCGTGTTCGAAAAGGATGCGGCTGTGACGAATTACTTCAGCGGCATCGTCACGCGAGGAAATACGACGCCAGTCCTGTTGTCGGGAAGTTCTGGGGCGGCGCTCAGTGTCGCAGCGCTAACCGGATCGACGGGCACGTCTGGAAACATCACTATCTCGAACCGCAGCACGGATGGCCGGTTCATCCTTGAGAACCGATCTGGTTCAACCGGTCGGTTCATCGTGTCGGTTGAAGGCATCATGAACTAGGAGTCGCTGTTGTCAAACGGCGATTTCATATGTCATGTGGATCGCTTGCGCAACCTGGAGATGGCGGATCACCTCGTCTTCAAGCTCCGTGACATTTGCCTCTAGTTCAGAGGATGTCATGGAGCGGATTTGCGCAAGGTTGCGGGCGGCAAGCGTAATTGATTCTGGCTGCATTCCGTGGTCTCGGCATACTCGTTCAATCGTCTGCTTTCTTTGATCTTGGTTCATGTTTTTCGAAAATCGTTTCAGTGTGGGGGGGGATTATATCCACCTACGCGAGTTACGCCAGATGGGTCATTCTGCTTGATGCGGTCAGAATTACCGAAATTACAGTGCTCTGCTTAGCGCCCTTGGATTTCGTTGAAACTAGATGCACCAGACGATATGATTCTTGCCGCGAATCGGACGGTGACCGTCCATCGGATCTATACACATAGCGGCGGGGAAGCATGAACAACGAAAAAGGGGCAACGGCCTGGTTGTCGCTGGGCGAAAACTGTTTGCCAGACGATATTCTTAAACGACACGGCCTCAAGTCCTACAGCTCGCCGTATTCCTCGGCTCGGTGCAATATCGACTATGCACTAGCGATGGAGGCAGACGACTACGAGACCTTGATTGACCCCACGACGCTGGTGCGCGGGGAGGTCTCTGGTGCCGGAGTGGTGCGATCTGCGAAATTTGTAGAGTGCGATCCGATCTACCGCGACCTGCACATGAATGGATTCGAATTCACGCATGCTGATGTCATTTCGTCACCTGAAGCGCGAAGCAGTTACGAGCGAAAGGTGGGCCGAATGCTGGAATTGCGAGGCAAAGGCGATGTGGTATTCCTCTATCACCATCGTTACTCGAGTGCATCGAACCTGCCATTGCTTCGGGAGAAACTGAAGCGGTTTGCCGATCTGTATAGCAGCGATACCGCGCAATGCACGATTGCATTGTTCTACCAGATGAAGATTCCCGCTCGGGCCGAGCGACGGCTCGAATCGAGTCACCAGGCCGGTCTGCCGGAATTCGTGTTCCACACCGAGCACGAATGGGCAGGAAGAGACCAGGACATCTTTTGGGCGCGCAACGATGATGACCTGATCGCGACAATGCTGAATGAAATCGCAGAGCAACTGGAGTCCTCGGTAACCCAGTGAGGGGGCTGACTAAATATAAATAGAACCGGCCACGAGCCGGTTTTTTACGACCACAAGCCACCTTCGGGTGGCTTTTTTCATTTCTAGACCACATAAGCCGCCCACTGAGGCGGCATTTTTCATTTTCTCCTCGGGGTATCAATGGACAACACGGTCCTTTACGTTGGCGGCGCAGTGGCGACCGGCATTTGTACTGTCGCATGGTGGGCAGTTCGAGCGATGCATGCGCGCATCAGTGAGAACGAAAAGGATCTTGCGGCATTCAAGCTGCATTGCGCGGAAAGCTTCGTGACGTCGAGCGCGCTGGAGAAGGCTATCGATCGGCTCAGTGATTCGATCAATGCCGTTTTCGCCAAGCTCGAACAGATGGATACCAAGTTTGATAGGCGGCTGGACAGCAAGGCCGACAAGTAACAGCCCGCTTGGCGGGCTTTTTTATTGGGAGTGAAGCATGACCCCCGACGACTTCATCAAGGCCGTATCGCCGGCCGCCAAAGCCTCTGCCAAGGTCACGAAAATCCCGGCCTCATTCACCACGGCCCAAGGCGCGCTTGAGTCAGCATGGGGTGCGCATGCACCCGGCATGAACCTGTTCGGAATTAAGGCCGATTCATCGTGGAAAGGTCCGGTCACGACGCAGATCACACATGAAGTGGTCAACGGCCAGACGATCACGATCCCCGCCAAGTTTCGCGCATACACCGACTGGCTCGGCTCGATCACCGATCACGCGCAGTTCCTGTTGACGAACCCGCGCTATCAGCCGGCATTCGCCTACACGACGGGCGCGCTATTCGCGCAAGCCGTAGCGGCAGCGGGGTATGCGACCGATCCGCTCTATTCGCAAAAGATCGTCTCGATCATCAGGGCGCATGGCCTGATCTCGCTCGACATGGCCTGAATATTCGTCTCCCAGATATCTGCCATTTACGCGTCTCACGCATAAGCCGCCTAGCGGCTTTTTTTACGCCTATCGAAAATGACCGTACAGCAAACGCATGAACTCAAAGACACGATTTCGGCCGATTACTTCGTGCCAGGCCATGACGAGCGAACCACCACCGCTCTATTCACGCGCACCAAGAAGCTTCTGATTGAGCGCGAGGGCGGCCGGTGCTTTGTCACCAACATGACCGCCGAAGAACTCGGTGCGCCTCTGCAGGCCCATCACCATCCTGTCGAACGATGCTTTGCCACTGCGTGGGACTGGCCGCGCTTCGCCGAGGATTGCAAGAAAGGCATGTGGGGACCGCACGCGCAAGCCTTCGATTGGGACTCGTTCCTATCTGCCAAGCCGTTTGATCCATACCGTTTTGTCGACGACATGACCGTCAACGGCATGTTGCTCGGCATGGGTCCGCACATCGGTAAAGACCAGGGTCTGCACAGGTTGCCGCTACCCGTCTGGCTGTTCACGAAGTACGCCGTAGAGGGGTATGTGTTCTCCCCCACGGAAACCATCCATCACGACCCGGAGCATCTATGAACCAAACCTCCAGCATTCAGACTGGTGCGATCACGCTGACGGCCGCATCGCTGGTGCCAATCATTGATTGGGCCGCGACCGCGCTGCACATTTCGATTCCCATGGATGCGCAATTGCAGATCGCAGCGATGCTCATCACTGGCGGTCATGCGCTGTACAACTATCTGCGATCGCGATCGACACCCGCTGCGCCGGCGCAATGATCCGCCTCGCGCTGTGCCTGCTGCTCGGCGGCTGCGCAGCTCACGTGGAAGTATTGCCGACATTCGATTCAAAGACTTACGCCGTTGGCTGTTGCGTCGTGATGGCGCAAATTCCGCCCTCAACCGATCTCTCGGTCACGGTCCAGAAGACCGAATCACTGCAAGTCAAGCTCGGCGCCAAGTGGCGCTTCTGATTCATCCCTGAAGGAAATCCCGAAATGAAAAAGCTCATGCTGCTCGCAGCAGGCCTCGTTGCGTCTGCTCTCTTCGCTGGTTGCACTAACGCACCGGCTCTGCCCAGTCTGCAACAGCAATTTGTCCAGATGTGCCCCGTGGTCAATGCTGACCTGGCCGTTCTGGCGGCATCGCCGTCGCTGACCGTCGCGCAACAAACCACGCTGAAGACTCAGATCATTCCTGCCAACGAACTCATCTGCTCGTCTGGCGCCGCATTGAATGTGACGAATCTGAAGGCTTTCCATGACAGCCTGCTTCCGGTTGCTATCGGCATTGTGCAAGCGACGCCGGCAATTCCGAGCCAGCCGCTGGTGCTGCTCGCACTCCAGCTCTTCGGCCCGGTCGTTCAGGGTCTGGTCGATCAAGCCATTACGACCGCTGCGCCTGCTGCTTCAGTACCTGCCGCGGCATCGGCACCGGTTGCCGCCTCCACCCCGCTCGCCGGGGCTGCGTTGCAATGAACGCGCACGATTACGCCCTGCTAGCCGCAGAAGCGTATAGCGCGGCCCCGGACATCGGAAAGGCAGATAGCGCATCACGGGCGATCGTGCGCACAACTGCAGCCGGGTTGTGCATTGCCTTTCCGGGCACGGATAACGCGGATTGCTTTGAGGCGGACTTCGATATTGAGCCGATCGACGTGCCGGGCATCGGCAAGTTTCATCGGGGCTTCTACCAAGCGTGGCAGGCCATCTCCGTCCAAGTGCTTGCCGCTATCAAAGGGCAGCCGGTGACGCTGGTCGGACATTCGCTGGGAAGCTCGATAGCGATAGCAGCCGCCGCAGAGATGACCGCATCAGGCAATCCGCCCGTCGCCGTCTATGGCTTTGAACCAGCGCGTGTCAGCCCGGATCTTGGCGTCCGCACTCTGCTCGCTAAGGTGCCGGTCCATCTATACAAAAATGGATTGGACCTGGTGCCCGACGTTCCGCCCGGCTGGCATCATGCCGCGCTGCTAACGCATATCGGGAAGCCGGCGCTGCCACTTCCTAACGTAGTCGATCACCAAATAGCCAGAGTCATTCAGGCCTTGGCTTAACAGTTCAACGGTTGTAAACCGCCATAACAGGCGTTAGACTGTCTGTGGGGTGAATGTCTGGGCGACGGCTCAGGCAGGCTTGGTATGCGACGTCATAGGACTAGCGTCGCTCGCCGGTTCAAATCCGGCCACTCCTTCCATCCGCTGTATCCCGTCCGGGCTTCGGTCCGGGCGGCACCCTTCTTTAGCTCGCAGTCTGCGGCACGTCTACCCTATTCCCAATCGCAGCAGCCGCCCTTACGATCGCGCGTCGCGTGGCGGCGCAGTAATCGTCTAACACAGCCTCGCAGAGTGTCGTTCGCTCGTTGAATTCCTCATCGGTCCACGGATAGTCAGCTTCCACCACCGCGAACTGCTGGCGAACGCTAATGTCGAGCTTCACCGCCAACCGCAACGCATCGCCATCATCGGTGAGCGGGTTCCAGATCATCGGCCCATCTCGTCCAACGCCAAGCACTAGTCCGTCAGGGCTGTTCGTGCTCCAGTGATCAATTCCCGCCGCCCTTGCCGCACTCTCCAGCAATTCCCTGTCGCTCATTCTCACTCCCTCGATCGTTTGTCAATTGTGCCATCGGGCTCGTCATCCGCACCGATGCATCGTATCCACGCGGAGCAGCCCCTTTCCGGATTCGCTCGCACCTGCCGGCGATTGCCGTCCAGACATAGCGCATGCAAGCCGCCCGCGACGTCGCCGCCCCAATGCTCGCAATTTTGGCAAGGTCGGTCGGCGACTGGTTCGTTGAAAAGGCCCACGGCGATAGCTGTATGGATGCGCAGTATGGTACGAGGATGCCAATGCGGCTAAACAGGTTTCAGGCAGAAAAACCCACACTACTCTAAAAATTCCCGGATTTTTTTAGGTGAGGTAAATCCGGCAAACCCTTGTGGCGGAAGGCAGCCGGAGTCGAACCGACCTGAGAGCGTCTGACGCCCTCAACTGGGTTTGAAGCCCTAACACACTGATAGTATACACAGGCTTTGGGCTTGCCATCAACGAAAACACGGCGCTTTGCGGGCTTGTCAATGCTGTATATGCTGACAGTGGTTTGTAGTGCATGGGCAGAAAAACACACACCGCTATTTTCCCTTTCCGATCTTGCTGACGGCATCTGCCAATCGCTCGGTAACCAGGTGCGCATACCGCTTGGTTGAGGTCGGCGTCTTGTGCCCCAGCACGCCACCTACAGTGTACAGATCGATGCCCGCATTGATCATTTCTGATGCAGCGCTGTGCCGTAGATCGTGGAATCTGAGATCGGGGAATCCCGCTTTGGCTCGCGCCTTGTTCCACTCGTCTTTGATCTTGCTTGGCCTGATCGTGAATCGGACGCGGCGCGCGATGACGGCAATTCTTGGGTGAATCGGCACAACGCGCGGACGACCGTTTTTGGTCGTACTGAGCGAGTATCCATCTCGCGTCACGGTAGCACGCAAAATCTCGCTCAGGCGCATGCCAGAGTAGAAGGCTACACGGATCGCCGCCCTAGTCTCTTTGTGCGCGCAAACCTTCGCGATCTTCAGCATCTCGCGGCGCCCCTTGTAGATGTGACGCTCGTTGCTAAATTTTGGGATGACCATCTTGCCCGTCTCGTCGTGGGCAATTTTCCCCTTCTTGTGCGCGTATTTGATAGCGGCCCGGATATAGCCTAAGGTGTTGCTGATGGTCTTGTCGCCTGTCGGCTTTTTGGGATTGCCATTGCGATCGATTCGTGCGCGCATGTAACCCGCGAATTTCACAGACCAATCGTATAGCTCCAGCGCGTCCTGATCCTCATATTCGGATGCATACTTCTCCATGACCTGAGACCGGATGGTGAAGTCCTTCCAGCTAGTCCCTTCATCCTGGAAGTGAAGTCGCACGCATTCCCCGATGGTAACGACCGGCTTCTTGATGCCCGTCTCTACCGCGTAGACTTCAGCGTCCCACTGGCGGCCAAGCTTGTCCGCGTCTGCCGCAGAAAATCCCGCAGGGATGACTTTGGTTTTTCTGACACGCTTGCCTTCGATGACGCGCTCGAACGTCCAGCGGTAGCGCCTGCGCCCATTTTTGGTGATGGTTTCGATTGGCATGATGCGAGAAATCGATAGAGTGAATCCAGATCATAGACGTATGTTTTATGACCGAGTCTGAATCGCTGGATTATTGAGCAGGCCCGGTCAATCCGGCTGATGTTTGCGTATGGCACGCCGAGGATAGCGGCGGCCTCTTTCGCGCTCACGCGCTTTCCTTCGGCTATGCTCATGTCATCCCTTCAGCATTCGACAAGGGGAACTCATCGGGCTTCCCGACAATGTTGTAAGCCGGGCTGAATCTTTCGATCATCTCCGATTCCAGGCCTTTCAACGTGTCTGGAGATGACTCGATAAGGGTGATGCTGTCGAACTTCTTGTCGGACTGCATATGCTGGGCGACGCGCGCCATGATGCTTCGCGACATGCCCACATAAACCACCGTTCCCATGCTCCAAAGGAAGTAGACACCGCAAAGATCGCGCGGCAATCGTTCCATGCGTATAATCTCTACAACATCAGGGAATGGATTGATCGGCGTCTTGCCAGACATCGCCTCCTGGTAGGCCGAGCGCAAGACAACAGGGGAGCCGTCCGGCCTGACTTTGTACGGGACGTCGTTAGCAATCAACCATCGGACCTTTGCCCACTGTGTCCTGCACCCAGATAGCCCCGTCAATTCCCATTCGGTCAGAAACATCGAATCACTCATCCCCTACCTCCAGATTCCATTCCCGGACCGTGACGGCCCGGATTTTCTCGAAAGCTGCTTCCACTACGCCCCTTTGACGCATAAACACTGCTTAAGGACATGCACGACTTCGACCAGATCGCGCTGATTCTCCATCACGACGTCGATGTCCTTGTACGAGCCCGGTATCTCGTCCAGCACCGCATCATCCTTGCGGCACTCGACGCCTTGGGTCTGCTGCTCCAGATCCGCAACCGTGAAAGTGCGGCGAGCCTGCGCGCGGCTCATCTTGCGGCCGGCGCCATGCGAGCATGAGCAATAGGATTGCAGATTGCCCTTGCCGCGGACGATGTAGCTGCGCTGCCCCATCGAGCCGGGAATGATGCCAAGATCACCCTCGCGCGCACGGATCGCGCCCTTCCGCGTCACCCACAGGTTGCGGCCGAAGTGGTTCTCCCGCTCGACATAGTTGTGATGGCAGTTGACCGCTTCGTGCGTGATCGTGAATTCGATCGGGATATGACGGCGCAGCGCGGCGATGACCGCTTCCATCATCACCCGGCGATTCTCAAGCGCATAGTCCTGAGCCCAGTTGACCGCTTCGACGTAATCGTTGAAGTCGTCCGTGTCTTCCGGGAAATAGGCCAGATCGCCATCAGGCAGGCTAATGAAATACTGCTCCATGCGCTTCTTGGCCTTCTCGATGAAGTATCGGCCGATCAGGTTGCCGACGCCACGCGAGCCTGAATGCAGCATCACCCAGACGTCCTGCGCTTCGTCGATGCAGAGTTCGATGAAGTGATTGCCGGAGCCGAGTGAGCCGAGTTGGCGCTCCGCCTGATTCTTGGCCAGGACAGGATGCTTATCCGACAGCGCTTGCAATCCTCGCCACATATCGGCACCCACATTGGGCGCGCGTTCGGGCCGATGCGCCCCGCCCGCTCCGAGCGGCACGTCGCGTTCGATCTGGTGGCGGATCGTGGCGAGGCTGTCTGGCAAGTCAGACGCCTTCAGCGACAGGCGCACGGCGTTCATCCCGCACCCGATGTCAACTCCGACCGCTGCCGGCACAATGGCCTTGTCCGTCGCAATGACCGTTCCGACCGTCGCGCCGATGCCAGCGTGAACATCGGGCATACAGGCGACGCCATTGCCTGCAATGAACGGCAGGCGGGCGATGTTCTTCAATTGCGTCAGGGCCGAATCCTCGACCTCATCCGTCCAGATTTTGATCGGGCGTGCACCCTCTTCGTTGATGACTTTCTTCATTTGATTTCCCAGTATTCTCGCGTTTTCCCAGTAGCCTGCTCTGCTACTCCAATCATTCCAAAACCACTCCACCCACAACCGCCACCAAAGCCAGCGGCCACAACAACGCGAGGTCGAACGATGGACGCGTTGGCGACTCGATGATGGAGAAGCAGAGGCCGATGAGGAGGTATAAGGTTAAGAACGTCATGGGGTGGCCTCCGCTTCGATAGCCTCCAGCGCCTCAAGCGCCCAACGCAGCGCCGCACCTGTGCGCGGTCCGTATGTGCCGTTCTCGATGGCCCACTGAAGTTCTGCTTTCAGTTCGTCAAGGTCTTTCATGCCACCCCTCATGCTAAAAGTAGATTGACCCGCTTCACCCAGTCGGGGCCAAGCGCCGCGCACACGATCTCGCTCTCAACTGCCGACGATAGCAAGTTCAGGGCAACCGTCTCGCGCTTGCCTAACTGCCGATCCTCGACGCGCTTCGCGATTTTCTCGATCCTCTCCAGCGCCCAGCGGATATCGTTGCATTCACTCATCATTGCCCCACATTGATAGCAAACACCCGCACTGGCTCAGTCCCGAAGTGCGGATGTAGGATTGTTCGTTCGATGTAGCCGCGCCACGGCTTGATGATTCGGCGTTCCCAGTCGTCGGCCTTGGGATAGCCAAGCGTCAGGACAATGCGGCCGTAATGCCGATGCTCCAAGCGCTTGCGCCAGTAGTCATTGACAAGCCGGTATTCTTCGACTTTCTCGCCAGATCGGATCGCATGGAAGTATTCGGCCTTCAGGGGTAGGAATAATTTCGGCAGGCTGCTCATGCTGCTCTCCCTCTTGTCGGCTCCCGAATCACATTAATCCCATCCGGCAGCGCCACCGCTACCCGTCCCTCGAAGAAATCAGCGGCCATCTGCGCGCACTTCCAGCACACGTCATGCATCTGCTGCACGGTGGGCACATTGGCAAGAGAGATAGACCGGGCGGATTCGTTGAATGCGCGGCGACTGTCGATGTGGTTCATAGGCTGGCCCCAAACATGTCCATCGTCCGAGTGTCGCGCTCGGGTTCAGGCTCAACCGGCCCGATAAACTTGGCATGGTCGGCCCAGTCGTTCGCAAGTTCCGTTGCGTGAGCCGATGGTGCGTATGGCCATGTGATAACGATGGCATCAATGGTTGGATAGTTCTCGCCGCGCCCTCGCTTGATTTCAGCAAAGAACGCGTTCAGCTTGTCGGCCAACACCTCAGCCTCGCGCTTACTCGGTGCTGCAATGATGTCGTCCGGACCTTGGACGTGGACGGCGTAGAGGGTCATATCGGGTTCCTTGGTAGTTCCATCCAGTGCGTGGGCTGCTCCGGCGAGGGATCGACCTCACTCAGAAGTTCGTCGGCCCAAACCCATAGCGCCCACTGGTTACCTTGCGACCAGATCATCCGGGCTTGCTCTCCGTTGAATGCCCATATTTCGCGATCAGTCGGCGCGGTCGAAATCGGTTGCCACTCAGCCATTCGCCTTCTCCTTCGCGGCGTCGCACGCCTCCAGCGCGGCGATAATCTTCGGATGCATCTCGATCGTACGGGCATCCGGGTCCAGCAACTCATTTTGCGGATCGAGCACAACCGCCATGCCGAACACGACGCGGAACAGGCTGGTGTGCCGAGTCGCATCGAGCAACATGCCGACGACCCTCTGACACTGCTCGGCGTCGTCCCGGTCGAAAAACTCGAGTTCCTCGCTGTCGTCGTCAGACGGCATGTAGCGCTTGTCGAGTTCGTCGAGGATTCGACACACCTTGAGTGCAGCTTCGATATCCGCTTCGGATGCGCGGGCCATTTTCATGATTGATTCTCCTTTGCTGCCTGCTCGATGGCGCGGGCGATAAGCCACATGCGCTGAGTCTCGTTTGAGAGATAAACGCCGTTTGTGGATGACAGGTCTGCTCCGAGTTTTCTGGCGGCTCTCTCGAATGATTCGCGCAGATCATCCGTCAGTGCCTCACGCGGTGCGCACTCCGCTCTCAGTGGCGAACCCACCAAGCCTTCGCGCTTCAAGTAGTCCAGTGCCTTTTCGCTCAGATCATTGTCTGGCACGGCTTTGCGCAGTGCCCGGGCGAGTCGGGTAACAAGCGCGCTCAAATCGTCCACGCGCGGTGCGCACTCGGCTTGCGGAGCGATGTAGAGCCGATACTTGCCCTCCGGCAGATCGGCGGATTTTGACCACGCAACAAGCTTCACGTCCTTCTTGCGCACAATCATTTCGCCAACCGCCTCACCCTTCCCGCCATCGGCTTGCGCATCGCTCGATGCAGTGTCGGCGATGTTCTTCATTGCCTGAATTAGCACCTTGTTTCCCGATACGTTCTCGTCGATCCATTGATCGCGCGATTGCGCAGCGCTCGATCCGAGAGCGGCGCGGTATGCGTTCATCAAAGCGCTTCTAGCATTGGCGCGCTCATCAAGGCCGCCATCAAGTTGGGCGCATTGGTAGTCGTCGATCAGTTCGCCAAAGGCGGCAGTGTCAATAGGCTCACTCATGCCGCCACCCCATCAAATGCATAATCCTCGTGGTCGACCAGGTATTGCACGGCTTCGAGGTCGAGTTGCGTTGGTATGTATCCGGGTCGCGCTTTGATAAACCCGCCATTCCATCGGAAGTGGCCGGCGATCCACGAGAGGGCGGTTTCGGTGGTCCATGTCTGGGTCATTGGGGTTCCTGTTGTTTGGCTAGGGCGGCGAGCGCATGCCGAGCCCGATTCTTCGCCCACGGCTCGAACTCGGTCGGGTCGTCCCATGCGACGGTGTCTGCGTTGGCGATGTTCTTCAACTCCTGCCGCAGCATTTCGAGCTGGGCTTTCAATCCATCGATTGACTCAAGGATTGGCTCGGCCCCGCCAGACTCATCGGGATCGATACCAAGCGCTTCGTCTATCAGACCGAGTGCCGAGCATGCCTCCAAGAACATGCGGTTCGTGCTCGCACGCTCCTTATCTAACTCGGCGATGCGGGCGCTCGCTGCTTCGAGGGCGTCGGCGCGCACGTAGGCGATGTCCGTTCCGTGGATGTTGTCGGCGCGCCACGTCACCTCTTGCAATGCACTGAAGTCGACTTCACCCGGGTCGAAGTCGTCGCCGATCTGGAGATAGATGCGATCGGGCGCGTTGATCACTTTCATGTCGTCGGTCATTTGGTATCTCCTTCCAAAAGAGCGCGGATAGCCTTGGCAGCATCGGCGCGAGCCTTCGCGTAGCCGCGGTCAAAGTCAGTCGTTACCGGGTATTGAGAGTGGATTACGGCGGTTATTCCGGCCTCACTGAGCGCAGCGCGGCGGGATGCCTGGTCGACGTGCAAAACGATCTCAACGCTTAGGTGATCGCCCCACATCGTTCCTTCGGGCAATAGCGAGCATGCGCGCTCAAACTCTTCGGGCGTGAATCTGAGGTCAGGCATGATCACCTCCGCTTGCTGGTTGCGCGGCGGTCAGGAGGGAAAGTGCTTCATCAACCTTCATGGGCACTTGCAACGCCGGGTCACACTTGATGGTGGGCATCGCGATATATCCGAGTTCGATGCCATTACGGAGAAAGACGCGCACATGCTCAAGCGTTTCACGTGCGACCGTCAGTGCCCGCTCCGTCTGTGCTGCTCTAGCCCGTTCCGGAACAGTGTGGTCGCAGCCTTCGACACCTTTGCAGATTGGACACGGCAGATACGGTGACGTCTGTGCTGGCTGCGTCGCCGTGGCTTGCGCCTCGACCAGATTGGATAGTTGCTTGGTCGCGGCAATCGCTTGAACCACTGACACGGCTGCATCCTGAAGCGTGGCTTGCGGGGACGCGGCGCGAACTTGGCCCTTCCCCTGGCAAATCTCGCAAGTTACAGACCAGTCAAAGGGCCACTTCCCCCGGTAATAACCAAGACCGCAACATTGCGTGCATTTCGTTTTCGCCGCCCGCTCATCGTCCAGCACCACGGCAGAGGGTGCGGCGACCGGGTGATAGCGCGGGCTCGCGAGCATCTTGCCAAGCCACGCCTGAACCGATTCCTCGCGGATCACTTCGTTTTCGCAGTTGTCGATCAGATAGCACGCGAAGTACTGCGCACCGTCCGATAGCGTCTGTGACACGGGCTGGGATGGTTGCGGGGCGGCGTATCCGAGCAACGCGTCTTGCATTGCCAGTCCGAACTGCGTGAACTCATACACGCTGCCACGCGTCTTTCGGATCAGGCCCGTGTCCGCGAGCGATTCCATACGGTCTTTCGGAATGTCGTAGCCTTCGCCATCCTCCAGGAGCGAGTACAGGCGCTGGAAGTCGGCCGTGTGCTGCTCCGTGACGAACGGCGGGATCACCGGCTCCCCCGATTTCGCTGGCGCGGCGGGGTGAAGATAGACGGGGATGGTGAACGTGCCCTGCGGTTTGATACGCGATCCGCCCCATTGCTTCGGATCGGTCGACAGGTGCGCGACCGGCTCCTGTTGCGCGGCAGGTTTGCTTGCAGATAGCAGGGCGCGGGCGAACTCTCTGTAACGGGAAGGTCCGAAGTTGAAACGATCAGCGCCAAAATATTGTGGCACCAGTGCATCTATCTGTTCGTCTGTCATCATCGCTCCGTCGACCTTGTTAGTGGGGGCGGTCATGGGTAGCCTCAGAATGGGTTGAAGTGGACGGCTGCCGCGAAGATCGCGAGTGAGCAAAGCTGCGCCGGAAGCATCCACCAGCGTCGTCCCTCAGGGAACATGCGCACGATTGCGCGCAATCCGACGAGTTCGAACACGATGTAGATGGAAAGCAGCAACCCCAGAAACCAGCCAATAGGTATCAGTGCATTCATGTCAATATCGAAAAAGAGCCGCACATACTGGCCGGCTTAATCACACGCAACTTTCGAAGGGCGCCTGGAATGTGCGCCTTCAAGAGTGTTGCTCTGGGGGCGCACCACTACGCCGCTTGTGCGGGAGATTCGCGCCCGTAGGCTTCATCCTGCTGCGGCGAGTGGTGCGTGGTCGGTCAGAACGGCACGTCATCCGCCATGTCTTCGAATCCGCCGCCAGCGGGAGCCGGGGCCGGCGCCGGGCGTTGCTGCTGACGAGGTGCGGGTGTCGGTGCGGGCGCGGGCTTCTTCTCGCCACCGCCAGCCAGGTCAATCGCTGTGATACGCGCGGCCAGCTTCACGCCCTCGGTGCCGTCCGCCTTCTTGAACGTCTCGATGTGCGCGTCTTCGCATGTGACGGCGACCAGCGTTCCTTTGGTCAAGTACGGAGCGAGCGCTTCCGCCCGCTTACCCCACAATGCCGCATCGACCCAGGTTGTCGGCTTCTTGCCATCCGCATCCTTGCGCCCGTAGCTGAAGGCCAGCGAGACGCTTGCGACGGCATCGCCGCCAGTCGTATTGCGCACTTCCACATCACGGCCAACTCGGGCCAGTCCGAAAATTTGAATCATGATTCGCTCTTGTGTAAGGTGAATTAGGCGGCCATCGCCGCGATTTGCTTGTGGGTGGCGTCGACTTCAAAGAGAAACTGGCGAAGCTCGGCCTCGTACTCTTTGATCAGCGCTTCGTCGCGCTCCCAGCGGAACACGAACAACTGAAGCTTTTCCGGCATTTCGGGATCGAAACTGACGAAGTCGACGAACTCGGCGCCAGTCACAAGCATGTTGTGCAGAACCTGCTTAACGTAGGTCGGGGGAACGCGCTGTTCGGTCAGGTACTTGAAATGCGTCTTCGTCTTGGGGCACTTCGCTTCCCAGATGCCAAACTTACCGGCGTCTTCGAGAAAGCCGTCGACGGAGCAGCCGGCCATCATGTCTTCGCGATAGACGAACGGGCTTTCCTGAACCGTGATGCCCGTTGTGATCTCGTACCGCATGCGGGCGAATGGTTCGCGCTCCTGGCCGCGCTCCGTATCTGCGGTAGAGAATTCATCGCCGCACGGTTTGCACAGAAGGCGCTCAAGCGCGAGTTGGACGCGGTAGTCGGCTCGCGTAGCGGCCTCGCCGGATTTGACCTTAGCAGTCACGCAGTCAGCCTTTGAGCCGGTCGCACGGCCACTTCGATCCGCCATCCATTCCGGTGTATTTTGTGGGTGCTCTGACGTTGCGAAGATACGCTTCATTGCGCGCTCCTTTCGAGTTCAGTTTTCTTCTTGTCGGCCATCGTCTTGAACTGATTCCAGCTTTTGACGTCACCGACGGTTTCAAACGCGGAACCTGCCAACGCCCGGACCTTGCGAACATCGTCGACGGTCTCGGCCGCCAGCAACTGGCTTTCCCATTTCATCCAGAGTTCGTCGGTGTTGACCTTGGTGAACGAAGCATTACCGTCCGTGTCGTCGTTCTGCTCCGAAAGTCCGGTGATCGCCTTCAGCGTGTAGCGCTCGAGATACGTCTTCGTGCTGGCGCGCGCCTGAATGGCGTTCTTTGCCCCGCCAGCATCGGGCGGCCCGCCCATCGAAACACTTTCCTCGTGACCGTTGACGTGGCGCAGATAGCATGTCACCTGCATCCAGTCCTTCTCGTCCATCGTCAGCTTCCACGACGACGAAAGACCATGCTTCGAGAGCGCTGGCGTCACCGCGTTTACCACGTCATGCAACTCGGCGTAGCTCTTGTTCTTCAGCGGACCATCCGTTACCTTGCGGCCCCTGATGATCGTCACGGCCTCAGCCTTGAACGCAGAGAACGCCGCATCGAATGCTCGCTTCGCCTCCTTCGCCTCCCATCGCTCCTGGAGCGCCATTAATTTTTCGAGTCGGTCTAGGTCGGCGCCACTCTCAACAGCGATACGCAACAGATCGGCAGGGGTGGCGCTGACAACTGCGCGTTGCTGCTGCACGGCGGGCGGCTTTGCTATGGCGGCCGGCGCTACGTCAATATCAGTAATGTCGGCCATGGTTGCGATTGTCATGCGGCTTTCTCCAAGTGATTTGCGGCGACGTTCTCGGCAGCCAATTGCTCATCGGCTGCGGTGTAGTCGAATTTCTTCATCCAGCCCATAACGTCGCCAACGGTGACGTCGTAGTGAGCGGCCAGGGTCTTCACAATCTCGACGTCGCCCGGCCCGTTCTTCTCGAACTGAACACGCTCCCGGCGCAGACGTTCAGCCTCGGCGGCTTGACGCCGTTCCTCCTGGCGTCGCGCTTCGGCCGCCAATTTGCGCAACGCATCGATGGCCGCGTTCTCTTCCAGCGCTTCGGCGTGGTCAGATTCGAACTTTGCTGCGGCTGCGGCTGCTTCCTCGCGTTCTCGCTGTTCGCGAGCCAGCTTCTCGGTTGCCTCACGCAACTCGCGCTGCTTTGCGGCCATCTCGTCTTGCTGTCGCTTGAACTCTGCACGCTCAGCGGCCTTGCGTGCCTCATGCTCGGCTTGCTGCTGGCGCATTGCTGCGGCGGCCCTTTCCTGCGCCTCCTGCCGCGCCGCTTCTTCTGCCTTGCGAATGGCGCTCAGGCGGCCTTCTTCGGCAATGCGAGCCTCGCGGTCTGCCTTCTCTTGTGCTGCCCGTGCTGCAGCGGCTTGACGTTCCTGCTCGGCCAGCTCGGCACGCTGACGCTCAAGCGCCTCACGATCCGCAGCCAGGCGCGCCTGCTCGGCTTCGTGTGCCCGCTGCGCCGAAAGCATTTCGCCCAGCTTTGCCAGCGCCGCGACCTTGGCGACTTCTGCCTCACCGCTGAATTCCATGTAGGCTTCCAGTGTGATCGAATCCGCCTCAAGTACTTCAATCGATGCCTTGATGGTTTCCGAGTCCGCACCGACCAAAACAACCAGAACGGCTTGAAAATCAGCGATGCGTTTCCGGATTGCCGTGATGCGCGCAGACTCAGCGACTGCCTTGGCAATCTTCTCAGCGTCCTTTCGATCCTCTTCGGCCTTGATTTCCTCATCGAACATCGTTTCCAGCGGCAGAAGGTTCGATTCGATCTCGCCCTGGCGGCTATCAAGAAGCTTTCCGATTTCGAGAATCGGCGCCTTGCGGAGTTTCCGCGCTTTCTCGCTCGCTACCCGGATATCCCGAAACACGGCTCGATGCTTGATTGCCGTAGCCATGCCCGCCGTGGTTTTGATGTCGTATGCAACTTCGCGGACAGCGTCGACCGCATCCGCGTACTGCTTGGCGAACGGCTCAAACACGACCTCGACGTACTTCGCCGGCTCGATGGTGATCAGTTGTTGAGGCTGCTCGGCAACCGTCAGTTCTTTGGACGCAGTCACGCGGCCTCCTTTTGTCTTGGTGCGCCCCTGTACTGAGGCTGGGTTAGATGCGACGGCGGCTCGATCACGTTGGCGATCAGGACTTTCCAGTGTTCCGCGGTGTTCCGCACCACTGGTCCGGCGTCGTTATCGATCTGGCCGCGCTCCGGGGCTTCGCCAAGTGGATCAACGACCGAGCACGGCACTGCAATCGTGCTGTGCCCATTGTTGTAATAACCCTGGTCAGCCATAACGCAGTCCTCGGAGTACTTACCCGACCATGAAAGCGGGTATGCATATCCGGCGTCGTCTGGCCGCCAGAACGTGATGTACTTGTCGCCGCGCTTGGTCCACTTCAGGCTGACGATGTAGAACTCTTTCATAGCTCGTCTCCGCATTCGCTGCAGCAATCCCGCATCTCGCGGTGAATTCCCTTGCTCCCTTGGAACTCGTATCGTCCGATGCCGAAGTCGCGCTGAATCACGACAGCATCGGCACCGCAGTGATGGCAGACGATTTGAATGCGGTCGTCGTCCAGATCCATGTAGTCGGGCTCTCTCATCACGCCACCTTTGCTCTAACAAACGAGCGGGCCACGTTTGCGGGGATATGCGCCAACCCAATCGCCATCGGCCTCAGCCCCCGCCGCGCATTCCGCTCCTTCTTCTCCGCCAGTTGCGCGTCGTTCATCGCTGCCAAATGGCGCAGTTGCGCTTCCATCTTTTCAGCTTGGGTGAGGCGCGCGGTTGTGATGACCGTTCGAAGGTCGACTCCGATAAGGTTCATCTCAGCCTCCCGTATGTGCTTTAACCAGCGCCCAGACAATGGCAACAACAACGCCGCCAAGGCCCGCGCCAGCAGTGATTTCGTAGATGTAGCTAGACGCCACGCGTTGGGCGTTCTCGGCGGCGAGGCGGCGTAAGGCTTCGTCGGAAAGCGTCACGACGGCGTCGTCGGTCCGGAAGTAGGTCAGCATGGTTGGTTCCCGGTGGCTTTGGCCATAGCCGCTATGGCGCGATCCACAGCCTTCATTGCCGCATTTGTGTGCCAATGTGAGGGACCAGGAACCCGGCCGATCAAATCCCGCGGCGCTTCGAGTAGCGTCGGCGCGGCGGCGATCAGGCGGGCGTTCGCCTCACTAAGGCAGTGAATCTGCCCGGTCAGAATTCTTTCTCCTGATGGGCCTACGAGCCAAGGTGCGTGCTGCTCCGTGTCGTAGCCTTCTTGCCAAACCTCATCGTCATCCCACTGCCACGGTCCGCTTGTGTGCTTGATCTCGCTCATGCTTCCCTCGCTTTGAGCATTGCGTCGGCCATGCGATAGCAATGGTCCGCAAATCGGGCATATAGATCAGGATGGTCACAAACCACCAATCCATGATTCCAATCCGCCAGCATCTTCGCCGCAAAGTAGTCGCGTAGCGTCATGCCGAATTCGGGCGCGAACTGCCCCGGCTCGCCTGCAATCGGGAATGCGTTACCACCGTCTTTGATATCGCTCATCGCAACGCCTTGAAAACTTGATCGAACGTGGCATTGACTCCGCCGAAAAGTTCGGTGTCGCAGAATTCGGAGTACTCGCGCTCCCATTCTTCGTGCGTGAGCGGGGCGGGAGATCCTTCGAAACTTGCATCCAGGTCGCGGTTGCGGAAGTCGTCGCCAATGGTTTGGTCTACAGTAAGCATGAAGTACTCCTATTTGTTATGTGGAGAACCCTGGCGGATTACAGCGTCTTAAACTGGAATTCGTCAGGGTGTCGGGCATCCCACCCGACTGGGCCTTGCTAGAGCCAGGCTGGCTTAGTGGGAATCAGTCGGTCTTCCGCTCAAACCTGTCGCACGAGGCCATCTTCTGAACGGCAAACCCGCCGAGATCGCAACGGATGTTCTTTTCTTCTGTGATCACGTAATTGCCTGACGCCCATGCCGGACGGCGATCCTTAAATTCCGACGAAAAGTGCTTGCAGTGCTGGCAACTCATCGACTGCTTGCGGTAGCCCTGCGCATCCTTGTTTTCGCTCTGCTTGCTCATCGCTCAAAATCTCCTGTCCATTCATCAAGCGGCCCCAGCAACGTCTCGCGGAACCACAGCCATGCGGCCCCATCCTTCGCCGCCAACTCGGCCAACTGCTCGTCAATCGATGCGCGGGTCATTTCGACCCATTCGTCCAACGCTGTATTCGGTTTCATGTGAACTCCTATGTCCACCAGCCAAACCAAACCCCGATCCCGCGGAAAATTCCAACTGGGAACACGAACACGCCGACCAGCAGCAGCACGTAAAGCTGGTGGATGAGGCAGTCGACAATGTGTGTCAGCCAGCCGGCCAGAGAAATCAGGAACACGATCATGGCGACCATTCCGAACGATGCTTCACCTCGTTGCTTCTTCATGCCCGCCTCCATTCCGTTTCCCACTTCCGCGAATCCTGGCGGCGCTCGTCGGCGCCGTGGATGAAGGCCACCGCCAGAAGGGATACAGCGGACCAGGCGATGATCCCGGCCCATACGTAGTGAATGTTGATGGTCATTTCGGTTGCTCCGTGAGGCCGCGCCATTTATCCCTGCGTTCCATGCTTGCCGTGTCGCCGTCATCGCAAATTCCAACCGGTTCGCAATACTGCCAACCGGTGCCGGTCCACTTAAGACGGTGATAAGGATCGATATCGTTATCGCCGATGAAACATGGTCGGTAGACTTCGTAGATTCCGGGGCGGGCTGGGCGGATGGCGGCCATGTACCATTCGGTCTTTTTCATATCAGCACCATGTAATTGAATCAATCAGAACGAACTGCGAATCCAGCACCCTGCCCGTCCGCGTTACCCGGTCGATCCGGTAGACGAAGCCAAGGTGCTGTAACTTCTCTATTGCTACCGTCATGAGGCGGTGTACTGCGCGTTGGGCGGGCATGGTGGCTCCTTAGAACACGCTCTCGTATTCCTGCTCGCGCGCTTCGAGATACGCTTCGTGGGTTGCTTTGCTCATCTGGCCCATGATCGGCGCGCTACGCAGTGCTCCATCGTTACCGTGAGTCCAATCCATGTAGCAGCGCTTGGCCCGTTCCTGCTCTTTGGCGCCGATGTGCGGTGTGTACTTGCTGCGGTACTCGACCGGCTGGACTTGAATCCGCTTGAACTCGACGTTAAGCGCCAGATTCTTGCGACCGGCCAGGATCACGGCCCGCGTGCGTTGGTTGTGTTTCTTGCTCACTTGAATCTCCTGCTCGTCAAATCGAGTGGTGACGGGTTTATGTGCGATGGGGCGTTACGCCGTCTTTTCCTTGGCGCGTTCCTCGGCAACCACTTGCAGCGTTGCAACAACGGCATCCGAGACGGTTTGGATAATCCAGTCTGAGCGATAGAACGTTATGCCGTCCTTGTAGAAGCAAGGCACGATTGGCTTCGCCACGATTCGATACTCGTCACTGGCGAGGCATTCAAAAACATCGCTTCGGTACGAACCGTCTTTGCCGGCCGCATGAGTGACGCCAAAGAAATCACCCGCTTTCGGAAACTGTTCCATGTTTTCTCCTTGTGCGCCGCAGCGCATAGTTGTACTAACAGGCGTATCTACGCCAACTCTCTGATCCCGCTTATGGCTACCGACTCGCTAGAATCGGCAACTGTAAGAGAGATCGTTTTGGGTGCTTGAGGGATGGGGCTGGCACCGATCTCCAGCTTGTTGCTCGTGCCGAGTGGGAGCAACCCCTTGTGTCGGCTTTCAGTGCGCCTCGGTCGACGCATTCCCATCCCCTAAACATCCAGCGTTGCAACTCTCATGGAATCGGGCCGGCGGTTTTCATCTGATCCGGCTTGGGGCGTGGCACTAATTCCCCGCTTGTACGGCTACGCCGCGCATACCACCTATCACCTACCGGCGCGACGCGCTTTCGGTTGCGATCCTGCGCGCCATCACCACTGGCGCATTCCGATTCCATCAAAACTGCATGCAGACCGACCGTGCATCTTTGGCCGGTCTGGCGGTATTGCTTACATGCGGTTCCAGTCTGTTTTCCCTTCCCCGCATGCCTTCCGCCTCAATCACCCGAATCCCGTTCCGGTGACCGCTGCGGGCGCTCCGCTTTTTACTCGAGCGGTTGCTGTGTTCCGAGTCCCTTTCGGGAAATGGTTGGCTTAACTACGCCTGTGCGCACCATGGGCGCGACATACTCTAAATTGTTCATGAACGTTTGCCCTACCAGGCGACGCCATGCGCCTGTGTTCCTCTACTGCGGTATTCGGAGCCGCTTACGGCGGCAAGTCGGCGACTACCACGTCAGGTCGCTTCTGGCAGGTTCTGCACGATCAAACCCAAGACGTCGAAAACAACCTGCAAGTGACATAGCCCGGCAAGAGCACTCATTGAACGCGCTTGCCGTGCCAGTCTCATTCTTCGTAATCCCCATTCCAGCGGGCGACAGCGGTGTCGTATTCTTCGTCGCTCATGTCCGTCGCATCCTGCCAGCCACACGCGATCATCTGCGGTACTTCGGCGGGGTGGAACCAGTTGCTCTTGAGCCTCGTTCGTTCCACCAGAACCAGAAGCCGGAAACCTTGCTCTTCCAGGGTCATGGTCGATCTCACGCAACAACGCGAATGCCATGCGTCAAAGGATGCGAGTGCGCACCACTTCCTAGGGCGACGCGCAGACGCCGAACGTTCGGGACGTTGCGGCGCTCTTGATTCCACTGGTCGCGGTGGATCGGCATCGGGCCAACTGCGATTCCACTGTTGACCTTGCCGCTCTTCAGTGTCCACTCGACGCGGGTTCCGGCTTTCGGCATCGCGCGGTACGCTTTACGACGTTGGCTTGAGTTCATGCTCGCTCCCGGTGGTTGGTGATGCGTGTTTGCTGCGATGTGTGAAGTATAGCGAATCGCTAGCTACTTGCAACAACTATTTTTAGCGATTCGCACGGATGCGCTAGCGATATATTTATAGCGATTCACTGGCGAGTGTTGTATAGACGCAAAAAACCCCGCACGCGGCGGGGTTCGTTGGGGGGGAGTGGTGGAGCTTAGAGGAGGTTGTCTGTCCAGACGGCCCGGCCAATGATCATGGTTCGGTCGTCAGGCGGAAGGATCTTGTCGGGAAACTGAGTCTTGTCTGGATTGTCGCTGCGGAGAATCCAGACTATCGCCCCAGCTGCAGGGTGATAGTCGTGCACCAGGCGCTTCAGGATCAGGCCGCCATCTGGTAGGCAGGCGGCGTATATTTTTCCGTCGATTGGGCTCCTCGCCGCTGTATTGATTAATACGACTCTACCGTCCTGTATGGTGGGCCGCATGCTGCCGCCGTCAGCGTAAATGATACGCGCCGCATGCTCTGGTACACCCTGCTCTCGCAGGAAGGATTTCTTGAAGGCGAGACCACCTTTAACAACAACATGGTCCTCGAACCGGCCGTTGCCGCAGGCCGCCGCGATGTCTAACTGGGGCACGAATGCGAACTCTTCTTCTGTGGGTTGGGGAAGATCTCCTTCGGTAAGATTACGCCCCGCATCTGGCCCGCTTTCAGAAATCAAACGTTTGCGATGCCTCTTATTCGCAAGATCGGAAGCGTTTGAATTATGGTAAGCGGACGCCGAATTATCTGTGTGCTCAACGTCCATCCAGCCGTGGCCCTCCCCTATGGCGCGCTCAAGCTTCCGCGCCATGGTGTCGCCCATCCCCTTGGGCTTGCCTGTCTTGCTCTCCGGCGTCCTGTTCTTGATCTGGCTTAGGTAGGCGGCCGATACCCCAGCCTTCTCCGCCAGGGCCGTAATGGTGTTGTGTCGCTCTATCGCGATCAGCAGGTTCTCGCGGCGAATCTCATCAATTGTCTTCATGGCCGCAATTTCATAGCAAAACGCTAACGAATGGAATGTGCGATTCGCTATTGCATTCAGCTAGCGAATCGCTATAATGACCTGCATGAACCTGAAAACTTACCTCTCTCTTGAACGCGGACGCACCAGCGCATTGGCTCGAGCAATCGGAGCTCATGCCCCCGATGTTAGCCGATGGGCTGACGGGAAGCGCCCGATTCCGATCCAGTTCGGCATTCCGATCGAACAGGCGACCAAGGGAGAGGTAACCCGACTGGAGATTTTTCCGGTCGATGTGATTGAAAAGGTTTGGCCGGAATTGCTGAAACGCAAGAGTAAGCGAGCCAGCAAGGTCGATGAAGCGGCTGCGTCCGACGACACCCAGCCGCCCGTAGGTTCGGGACCGAAGAAGAAGGACAAGCTGGCAAGAATGAGCGCGTAACAGTTCAGGTTTCAAAGTTTTCTCATGGGGTCCATCGACCCCATTAATTTCGCCCGGTGTCCTCTGACGTTTCAACCGGTATTTCAATGAAATATTGCTATTAGGAGCACCTGATGCAACACCAACATGGCCTACCAGACGCCTACGAGCCGGGCGCACTAGCAGGCTCGGTTGATTTGGCACCGAAGGCGCTGGCGTTTGTGCCGAAGTCCGAGATCGTTGAGTGCACGTCCTTTCGCGACGCCTGCCACCTTGCGTGGAAGTACAGGACGCGTAAGAACCTGACATTCAGTCACCTGGCGGTGGCGATCGACGGGCTATACGCGTCGCACGCGTCTGAATACTTCGCCAAGAACCCGATCAGTTCCAAAGGGAAGCAACTCCGGGATCTTCCGGCGAAGCATGTAGCAGCGGTTCAGCGTGAGTTGGGCAACTACGCAATCAGCCAATGGCTGGCGCGAATGGCCATGCTCACCCTCATGGAAGAAGTAATCACATCACAGAGGGGCCTATGACATGACGGAAGGCGAGGCGCTTCAGATCGGCCGGAAGGCCGTAGAGGACGCCCGAAAGCGGGTGGGGGTTGATAAAAACGCGTTGGAACGGGAGTTGGAAGCAAAGGCAGGGACCGATCCGGAATTGATGACGGCTTTCGCGTTGGCAGGCCATCTAATTCTCCGGTCACAGCAGGACCAGAAACACTGAAGCAAGCGCCGGTCGGACCGGCCGGCGCCCTAACCCTAAATAGCAGTACTAACGCTACGGAGAACGGCATGAGCATCGTGACAAACCCCAAGCGCCTTGCACTGGTTGTAATCGACACGGCCCGCCAGCGCTATACGCGATACCTCGGCGCACAGAAGGATCACAGCATCGAAGGCGACTGGTTGACGGAACGCGAAGTCGAGCACTTCCGCATCAACCCGCTCGACTTCATCTGTACGCATTGCGAGCCGGAAGTTGCATGAGAGCCGTCATTTTCTTCACATCGCTGGCCTGCCTGTGTGGCTTGATTGTGTGGGGCGGCTGCGAACTGATTGCGCGGCTGCCATAGGGCATTACCTGCTGTTGACCAATAGTCAAGGAGCCTGAATTGGCCAAGAATTCGATTGACGCCTACGGCGCATCCGGCAAGACGAACCTGCTCTACTTCGATCCCGAAGTGCTGATGCTGGTCATCGACGAGGCGTCGCCCCTGTACGACCCGCGTGTGCATCTGCCGGTCGACGAAGACCTCGCGCGCAACATCGATTACCAGGGCGTGCTTGAGCCGGTCCTGATCCAGAAGAATCCCGAGACTGGCACTGTCGAAGTGGTCGTCGGCCGCCAACGAGTCAAGGCCGCGCGCCTGGCTAACGAGTGGCGCAAGGGTCGCGGTGTTGCGCCGATCCATGTTCCGGCTTATGTCTACAAGGGCGACCGTCGTAACGCGCTCGACGTGATCGTCAGCGAGAACGAAGTCCGTCAGGCGGATACGCCGTTGGGCCGCGCCGAGAAAATGCGCCGGCTGATGGCTCTCGGTCGCGGTGAGCAGGAAATCGCTGTTGTGTTCGGCTGCAAGCCCGCTACGGTGCGCAACACCCTCGCACTGCTCGAATGCTGCGCTGACGTCCAGAAGGCTGTCGAGGGCGGAAAGATCGGCGTCACGCACGCCAAGCAACTCGCCGCACTGGCGCCCGCTGAACAACGCGCGAAGGTTGCCGAACTGGTTACCGCTGGCGCTGGCGTAGGACCGCATGAACGGGCTCGCAAGCAACGGGAAGTACTGGGCGACAACAAACCGCGCATGAAGACCTGCAAGCAGATTTTAGCTGAGATCGAAGTCGATCCGACTGGCGAGCGTGCTAAGGCGTTGCGCTGGGTGCTGGGAATCTCCAGTGATGCGTTGATTTCGGCGGCGACATGATCGATGCGGATGACTGCCTGCAGTCGCCACTGCCCGAGCGCGATTCGACTGGATCGCAGGACACGCTGGTGCTATGCCGTCGTGGGTATCGCTTCCCGTCGCATAGCGCTTGAGAACGACCAAGGACAGGATATGGATTGGTGTCGTCTTTACGGCGAGATGCTTGATGACCCGAAGGTAGGGACGCTGGATGACGCCCAATTTCGTACATGGGTGGAACTACTCATGGTCGCAACCAAGGCAGACGCCAACGGAAATACCAGACTCACGGTCGCGGAAACGAGCATCAATTGGGCACTTAGGCGTAACGCTACGGTAACGTTACAGGAATTGTTACAGCGAGAACTCGTAACGCTTAACGAAATCGGCGAAATCGTCATTACCGAGTGGGACAAGCGTCAGAAGAAAAGTGATTCCAGTGCAGAGCGCGTAGCAAAACACCGTGCCAATCAAAGACTTAGCGATGCTAACGATAGTGAAACGTTACAGAAACGTGATGGTAACGGCCTAGATAAGAGTAGAGAAGATAAGAGTAGAGAAGAAACCAAACCTAAAAACACACGCGCTCCGCGCTTTGATGCGCAAGCGCATCTTGAATCTCTCGGAGTTGATTCGAAAGTTGCAAGGGATTGGCTGAAGCTCAGGAAGGAAAAGCGCCTCGCTCCTACGGAAACCGCCTTTCAGGGTGTGATGGACGAAGCGAAGAAGGCAGGCATATCGATGAACGAAGCCCTGCTGACATGCTGCAAACGGGGTTGGGGTGGATTCGAGGCGAAGTGGTTGAGCGCCAAGCCTTTGAGTCTGGTTCCAGCATCGAAACAAGGCCGCCACAGCGGCTTCGATCAAATCGACTACCGGGATGGGGTGAGCGATGACGGCAGTTTTTGAGGCAACAAAACATACGAAATCCGCCATGTGCGAACAGCACGGCGCCTATGAGTCTGTCGGCACGGACATGCCGATCCTGCGCAACAAGGTCTTCTGGTCCGGCTGCCCGACATGTGCGGAGCAGCACCGCGTGACCGAAGAAAAGCGCCGGGTCGAAGAAGCGGAGACCGATCGCCAGCGACGCATGGAGCAGCGCCTGAGCATGTCCGGCATCCCGCAGCGCTTCCGTGATCGCACGTTCGAGAACTTCGTTGCCGACACCGATCCGAAGCGGCAGGCCCTGTCGGTGGCGATTGAGTTCGCAACCGAATTCGCCAGCCATGCCGAGCGCGGCACGACGGTCATCTTTTCCGGCAAGCCCGGCACTGGCAAAAGCCACTTGGCGCTGGCCGCTGCGATGGTTGTCATGAAGTCGAGCACGGCGCTTTACATCAACGCCTTGGACTTGATCCGCATGGTGCGTGATACGTGGCGCCGCGATTCGGAAATGTCCGAGGTTGCCGTGCTGAATGACCTGACCTCTGTCGGGCTTCTGGTGATCGACGAGATCGGCGTCCAGTACGGCACCGATGGCGAGCAAGTGATCCTGTTCGACGTGCTGAACCGCCGCTACCGCGACCTGATGCCGACGTTCCTGCTGACGAACCTTGGGAAGGCCGGCATGAAGGAATTTCTGGGCGAACGCAGTTTCGACCGGCTTCGTGAGGGTGGGATCTGGGTGGCGTTCGATTGGGACAGCTTTCGCGGATCGAGGAAGGCAGCATGAGTCGCCAACTGAAGCCCCGCATTGCAGATTTCCTCGCTGACCAGCCGCATGGCGCGCCAGTCTGGCAGATCGCGGAAGCGCTTGGATCGAGCAACGACACCACCGTCCAGGCGCTGCGCCGGATGGCTGAGCGTTGCGAAGCGGTGCTGGTGTGCGATTCCGCCCTGCTCCCGCATACCGTGTGGACGCTTCCTCCCGGTTCAACGCCGCAGATCTTCCGGGCCATGGAAACGCTTCAGGCAATGCAGAACGCTGCGAGGCGGGCATGACTCCCGGTGAGGTAGCCGAGGTAGTCGAGGAAATCGCCGAATGGTCACTGCAGGCACGCCGCGAGTATCTGGCCAACATGCGTAAGGCATTCGGGGAGGCAGCAGAGAGGCAACTGAAGGAAGCGCTTCAGGCGCTTTGGACTGAACGGAAGTAATGGGGGTGGGGAATGAAACAGATAGCGAGAAGTGTGAATAGTAGTCCTCAATGGGTGGACAAATGCCATTTCGGCGATTGCCGCGACACGATGCGCGCAATGATCGCTGACGGCGTGAAGGTGCAGACGATAGTGACGTCGCCGCCCTACTGGGGTTTGCGCGACTATGGCGTCGAAGGCCAAATCGGCATGGAGCCGACGTTGCGCGAGTTCATCGCGACTCTGGTCGACGTGTTCGAACTCTGCCGCGATCTGCTCGCCGACGATGGCACGGCCTGGGTGAATATGGGCGATGCCTACGCCGGATCGTGGGGCGCGCAGGGGCGCAAGAGCGTCGACGCAGCGGAAGTCTCCGCATTGAGCGCGAATCAGGTCTCGGCGGCGCAGTCCCGCACCACCAAGACTGGATCTCTTGACCGCGTACCGGGCCTGAAGGCCAAAGACCTGATGGGCCAGCCCTGGCGCCTCGCTTTCGCCCTGCAGGACGCTGGTTGGTATCTCCGCCAGGACATTGTGTGGTCGAAGCCGAACCCCATGCCGGAATCCGTGCAAGACCGTTGCACCAAGGCGCACGAATACATGTTTCTTCTCTCGAAGAGCGAGCGCTATTACTTCGACGCTGAAGCTATCAAAGAGCAGCGGTCGCAAGACGAAGACTCAAGCACTTTCCGTGGCGGCTGCTACGTCGAAGGCGACACCGACAACGGATCGATGGGAAAGCGCCGCGTGCCCGGCAACAAGTCGCACAAGGGCACGTCGACCTATGAGGCTGGCGACGAGCGCCACCGCACCAAGGCCGGATTGGTTGCGTTTGCGGAGCGCGAGCGGGCAGCCGATCAGAGTGATCTCGGCATGCGCAACAAGCGGTCCGTCTGGACCATCGCCACGCAACCCTATGCCGCCGCTCACTTTGCCACGTTTCCGGAAAGGTTGGTCGAGCCCTGCGTGCTGGCCGGATCTCGAGTCGGCGACGTCGTATTCGATCCGTTCTTTGGATCGGGCACCACCGGCCAGGTTGCATCGCGCCTCGGTCGCCGCTTTCTCGGTTGCGAGTTGAATCCCGAATACGAGGCGCTGCAGCGCGATCGTCTGCGTCAGCCCGGTCTTCAGTTGGAGGTTGCATGAACGAAATTACTTTCACGGTGCCCGGCGTGCCAGTCGGCAAGGGCCGCCCGAAGTTCTCACGCCACGGCGCGCATGTGATGGTGCGAACACCCGAAAAGACAGCGAACTACGAGAACCTGGTCAAGTTAGCCGCAGCCGATGCAATGGCCGGTGCAGCGCCGATGAAGCGCCCTGTCGCCCTGCTGCTCACGATGAACATGCCGATCCCTGCGAGCTGGTCGAAGAAGCGCCAGGAATTGGCGATGCGCGGTCTGATCGGCGCGACTATCAAGCCGGATCTGGACAACGTCTGCAAGGCGATCGCCGACGCGATGAACGGAATTGTCTATCAAGACGACAAGTTGATCGTCTCGGCAACGATCGTGAAGCAATACGGGACTGTACCGCACGTTTCGGTACGGGTTCAGGAATATGCAGAAAGGGAGGCCGCATGAGCCGCAGCCAAAAGCAACACAAACCGCACTACGACCGAAACAAGTCCCCTATTCATCGCCTGGCCGCGATTACCCGGCTGACGGTAGCAAAGATCGCCAGGGAGCCGATGACGGATGCGGAAATCGGCCGACTCGAAATCGCCGTGTTGGCAGCAATAGATTGCATCGCGAAAGGATTCGGGACCGGCGATCACTGGGATGTGATTGCCAAGGCTATCAATCAGTCGTGGATTTTCGCGACGGAAGCTGGAACCGGCGAAGAGGCAAAGCCTTATCTGCTGGTGGCACAACAAGGAATGGAGCGCATGAAGAAGCGCTACCTTGAGACCGGAAAGATGGCATTTGATGGCCTCGCGCTGGAAGCGGTGCGACGTGCAGTCGAGATTTGGCGCGATCAACTGAAGATGAGCACGCTGGGCGAGTTGACCGCGGCGAGCGATGTGGTGCAGCGGCACTTTTACCGGAAGGAGGCTGCGTGAAAGGCTCCCCTGCAAGCGGCACCCGTAAGTCTCCCCAAGAGTGGTTGACAACTGAAAACTCGGACCTGACGCGCCTATTCCGCGAGGGCGCTCAGTTGCCGGAAATGCGCGCCGCACTTCCGAGGCGCACGGACTCGCAGATTCGTCGACATCTGCATCACCTGAAACTTAAGCGTGATACGCCCCTGTTGGTTCGCACATCGTGGGTGTGGGACGCAATGAGGGCCGCAATTCTTAAGTACGGGCCAATGACGGCCAGCGAACTGGAAGAGAGAACCGGTAGCGCGCACGGTGCCGTTCTGCGAATGATCGAGCGTTTTCATGGCAATGGCCTGTATGTGTCGGAATGGAAGGCGACATGCCGCAAGCCGGCCGCGCTATGGGCACTAGGCAATAAACCGGATGCTGACAAGCGGCTTGTGCTGACTCGGCAGAAGACCGTAAGGAGCGCAAAGGTCAACCCCTTCGCCGCCGCTCTAGGACTTGTCGAGGCACCAAAGGGCGAGCCGGGTCGCGTGTATATCCACCTGACCGACTCGAAAGACGACGAATTTGCTGACGAGATGGAGTGTGTGGCATGACTCTATTAAATGAAATCATCATCTTCGCACTTTTCGGCCTTATCGCATTCCTCTTATTCCTGCTCGCTCGCAACGAGATGGTGTTTCGAATCAGGATGGCGTTTCTCGATGATGACGAACTCTACCCTGACGCTTACAAGTGTTTGCCGCGCTATGGCGCGATGAGCGACAACCCAAAGCATTATCTGCGGTGGACCAAGAAGCAATGGATTGCGTATGTGCGGGAGGTTGCATGACCACTCAAACCCTAAAAGCCATCACGCACAAGGAAGTACTCGCAGTGATGGACCGATACGACGTGCTGCTCTCCGTCGACCGATTCACGGCGATCTTGCAATGGTGCGAGCAACGCACGCTTGAATGGGTCGCTGAAACTGAGGATGCCCAGCGTCGGGCTCTCGCCCACACTGCGCTAGATCGCATGGTGGCGAATGCGGAGGAACCGGGGCTATATGACGATGCGGAGGCCAAATGACTGCTGGCGCATGGGTCCGCTTTATCAATGGCAGATTTGTGGCTCTCACCGATTGGTATCCGCCGACTACGAAACCAGTTCGCGTCGGTATCTATGAAAGCCAAATTTTCGACGGCGGCTTCATTTATGACTGGCTTGTCCAATGGGATGGCCGCATGTGGCGCGACAAAAGCGGCTGCAGTCTCTTCGATCAAAACATTACCTGGCGCGGAATCCTGGAGAAAGTGGAATGAACAATTCAGCAGAGCTGGTAGTCAAGATCGGAACCCTCTCGCGCAAGATCGAAGAGGCCAGCGCCAAGGGCTTTCGCGAAAACGCCAAGGCTCTCAATCTCGTTTCGGAACTCAAGGATACGGTGGAGTTGCTGGAGGAACTGGCGCATCGGGAGTTTGCATGAGCCGAATCGTCTGTTGGTTCTCGTGCGGCGCGGCCAGTGCAGTCGCGACCAAGCTGGCGATCACCGACGCCTGCAAGTCAGGCGCAGAAGTGATCGTCGCCTATGCAGGAATTCTGGAGGAGCACCCTGACAATCGCCGCTTTCTTGCCGACTGCGAAGCATGGTTTGGACAGAAGGTGGTCATGTTGAGCAACGAGAAGTTCGGCGCGTCGATTTACGAAGTGTTCAAGCGCGAGCGCTTTCTTGTTGGCCCACGCGGTGCGGCATGCACTCGACTGCTGAAGAAAGGCGTCCGCGAGTCGTTCGAACTCCCCGACGACCGCCAGGTGTTCGGCTACACGATGGAAGAACAGGATCGCGTGGACCGGTTCATCGATGCGAACAACCACGTCGATCTGTGGGTGCCGCTGATCGACAGGGGTCTATCGAAAGGTGATTGCCTGGCGATCGTCAAGGGCGCAGGCATCCAACTGCCTGCCATGTATGTGCTGGGCTATCGGAACAACAACTGCATCGGCTGCGTCAAGGGCGGAGCTGGCTACTGGAACAAGATCCGCGTCGATTTCCCGGAAACTTTCGAGCGCATGGCGAAGGTTGAGGAATACCTGGGCCGCACCGTCTGCAAGATCACCGAGGAAGGAGTGACGCGCCGCGTATCGCTTCGCGAGTTGCCGCCCCATGTTGGCGACTACGAATCCGAGCCCGACATGAGCTGCGGAATTTTCTGCCACATGGCCGAACAGGAGATTGCTTAATGAAAACTGAAATTTGCCCAACCTACTGGACCCGAATCTACATCGCTGGCGATCTGGCTACGATCAAGCAGGTTTGCCGCGAGAACTGCATGGATGTCGGTCTGTGCGTCACGGTTGACCCGACGACCTATATCTACACTGGCGGCGAAGAGTCTGGCGCTGTTATCGGCCTAATCAACTACCCGCGCTTCCCGTCGACGCCCGATGAGATTTACAACAAGGCTCGCGAACTAGCGGAGAAGATTATGACGCGCTGCTGTCAGCACTCGTTCTCAATCATGACGCAGACTGACACGGTCTGGTTTAGCCGGAGGCCGGAATGACCTTCACAGCAAAATTCACCGGTACAGAAAGTGCGAGCGGCGTTGGAATCTTCACGATCGGCGACCTGAAATGGCAAATCCGATTTCCGGATGCCTTCGCTTTCAACGTTGCGTGCGCCGTGATTGAGGCGGCAACTCGCGAGGGAGAGCGGAAAGCGGCGCGGGAATTAGTCGCAAAGGCGCAGGAATGGGTGGGGGAGAAATGAGCGACGAAATCAAGAAACTCGAGAAAGAGCGCGACTACTGGATGCGCGTCGCCTCCTACCTGGCCTCATGCCATGCGGCCACGCTCAGCTATGACGGCACGTTGAAAAGCTGCTCCCGCAGTCGGCGAGATCGGTTCGAAAGCATCGTGGAGATCGCCGCTGACATGATGGACGGCAAAGACTGGAAGGCCGGTAGCAGCTACGCGCGTTCGACGCCGGAGAAGAGCCGCGAAGATTGCCTCAAGACGCTGGCTTACGTGAAGGCGGAGGCTGTATGACCGAAGAAGGCGAAATCAACATCTTCCGCGCACTCGATTTCATCAGAGATAACGCGCAGCCCTACGCCCAAGCCAAGGCCCAGCGCGTCTATCTCGAAAACTTCCGCAAGAGCAAGAAGGCATTGCTGATGCGGGCAGCGGAAATTCGCGGGCACAAGACGGCGGCCATCCAGGAGCGCGAAGCCTACGCGGATGACGGCTATGTCGAGATTCTGGCGGCTCTGCAAGTAGCGACCGAGGAAGAGGAACGGCTCCGCTGGATGATCGTGGCAGCAGAGGCCAAGATCGAATGCTGGCGAACCATCGAGGCGAATCGGCGCGCGGAGGCGAGGACACTATGAAATTCACCTTCCTTCTCATATGGGTCGTCTTGCAAATGCTTGTGTGGCCGATCTACTGCGGTAGCCGTATGCGCAGCGGCATGGCGTCCATCTGCTACTTCGCGACGGCGGCTGCCTTCTGGCTAGGATGGTTTGCCAAATGACCCTAACCCGCAAAAAGCCAATGGCCCGCTCCGGGTTCAAACGCAAAGAGCCCAAGCCGTTCGCACCGCCCGACCGACAGCAATTCGAGCGCAACCAGGAGGCGCGGAAGAGGGTCGCCGCGAATAAGGAAAAGACCCGCGGCACACACGTTCTAGAACTGCAGGCCGCGTTTAACGAATGGGTGCGGCTTCGCGATGCGACCCAGCCGTGTATCTCGTGCGGCACCTATCAGGGTGAATGGCACGCTGGACACTACCGTTCGGTCGGTTCTGAGCCAGCGCTGCGCCTGGAGCCGGACAACTGCCATCGGCAATGCGCCAGATGCAACGTGTACATGAATGGCAACCTCGCCGCTTACCGCGTCACCCTCATCAAGAAGATCGGTCTTGGTCGTGTTGAATGGCTCGAAGGGCCGCATGTCCCGCAAAAGCTCACCCTTACGGAGATTCTGGAAATGAAAGCGTTCTATCGCGCCGAGGTTCGGCGGCTTAAAAGGGAGGTCGCTTGAATGAGTTGGCTCTTTTCGCAGGCGCTGGTGGAGGAGTGCTCGGCGGGCATCTGCTTGGCTGGCGAACAATCTGCGCAGTTGAGCGTGATGCCAACGCAGCACAAGTTCTGGCACAAAGACAAAACGATCGAGCCTTCAGACCATTCCCGATTTGGTCTGACGTCACGAGTTTTGACGGACGCCCATGGCGAGGCATTGTTGACGTCATATCGGGCGGCTTTCCGTGCCAGGACATCAGTGTTGCGGGCACCAAGCTGGGCCTCGAAGGAGAGCGCAGTGGACTCTGGTCGGAGTTCTTCCGCATTGTGGGCGAAGTTCGACCCGGATTCGTGTTCATTGAGAACAGCCCAGCACTCGTTACTCGAGGACTTGACCGCGTGCTCGCCGACCTTGCCTCAGTCGGGTTTGATGCTCGCTGGTCGAATCTATCAGCGGCCCAACTTGGCGCCTGTCACGAGCGTAACCGCGCCTGGATCGTTGCCTACTCCGCTGAAATCGTGGGGCCGGCGCGGACCGGGATTATCGAACAACCTCGACAACTTGCGGGCGTCCCTTGGAGTTACACAGGAATCTCTGGCGATCGTCGAGGCCGTTGGGTGGAGGTGGCCCGCGAGTTTCGTCGAATGGATGATGGGCTGGCCTTTTCAGTGGAGCGCACTGAAGCCATTGGAAATGGACAAGTTCCGATCGTGGCAGCAACAGCATTTCAACAACTTGCAAGATAAGGAAGCAGCATGAAAGCATTCAAGGCATTCTCAGCACTTGTTAGTCTCGGCGTCTCGCTGCCGATCTGGTACATCCTCGTCTACAAGATGCTCGGAATGATGCATGCAACCGATGGCATGTGGATTCTGTACTGGATCTACCTGCCGGCCGGCGTCCTGGTGTCGCTCATCATGAAGATCTGCGAACTGGCGGAGAAGAAATGACAAATCTAGACGAGCTGGAGCAGTTGGCGAAGGCGGCGATCACCAGCGGCCTACCTGGTGATCGCATGATGTTTGCCCTGAAAGCAATGGACCCGGAGGGGATGCTCACCCTCATCGCCGAGGTGCGGGCGCTCCGGGAGCGTCGCAATGGCCCCGGAACGCCAGCAGCACGATTCTCGTATCTGCTGCATGAGTTGGAGGCGCTGTTTCCTGGTGTGGTTGATCCCGTGTTAAGCGATTCGCCGGAAACGAAACTGCTAGATGCGGTGCGAGCGCTGCGGGAGGATAAGGCAAGACTGGACTATCTGGACTGTATGAATGCCCAGTTGAATAAGTTCTACGACACGACCTACCAATGGAAAGTGATCCTGAGCCCGAACATCGTCAGGTTGACTGCTGGCCGCCAGTGGGCCGGATACGTTGGCGATATCGATTTGAACGATGTGCAATGTGGCGAGGGAAGTTTCGATAGTTGCCGAAAGGCGATTGATGACGCGCGAGGTGCCAAATGACCTACATCGCCGCATACCTACTCGGCGTCATCAGCTTCGGCATACTCATGCTCGTTCTGCTGATTCTGCTGCATCGGCCACGGTACACGGCGCCGACGAGGCGGAGGAACCGCGACAGGTTGCCCGAAGTGCGCAACGTTCCGGCGATGCCGGTGTGTAAGGTGGCGCGTGAGGAAGGCGAGCCGATCCGCATGTATGGCGTTACGGGAGAAGAGAGATGACCACTGAACAATACCGCTGCCTTATCGCGCACATGATGTTCTGGAAGTTGGGCCTAGACAAAGCAATGAAGGATATCGGCATTACATCGTCAAAAAAAGATGTCATCTACGATTTGTGGAAATGCGGATGGATCTATAGCGCCAAGTTTGACCGGATGCGGTATGTGGAATGATCGCAAAATAGGTGATTGACAACTGCAAACAATTGTAGTTGTCCTTAGTTTTTGGTAGAATATCGCAACCGGTTGTGCTGTTTTTCTGTGTCTTCACTATATATCGTGCTGCGGGGTTCGAAATGACGCAAGACCAGAGTGATGAAGTCGAACACTTGCTGACTGAGTGGCACCGATGGCAGGACTCGTATCAGCCTGCGCTCGGTGCTCCCCGTTGCGCGCCTACCTGCCGTGAGTATCGCTCCAACTACGGCATGACGGCACAGGAGCGCTCGGAGCAAGCAGACGCGAAAATCTGGAAGCACAACTCGGAGCAAGTCGAGCTTTGCGTCGATACCTTGGGCTGGGAACACAGGGCGTCGATACAAACCTCGCTTCGCAATAAGCGCGCGGGCTATTCGGTGTTCTCGAATCCCCGCATCTCTCCCGAAGATTCTCACCGCTTGTACCAGGAATCCAAGGAAATGCTGTATCCAAAGTTTCAGGCGCGCGGGCTGATCAAGGTTATGGAGGCAGCATGAGGAATGAGATTCGGCCAGCCGTTTCGATCAACGGCGAGTTCATCACGCATGGCGAGGTTGAATCCTTGCGCGTCGCGGTGACGGCTTTCCACAGTGAAATGTCCGACCCGCTCGCTCTTGGCGATGATGAGCATGGAAGATTCATGACCAAGCACTACCGCCAGCACATGGAGCGCATCCTGCGGCTAATGGGCGTCATTCAAAGGGAGTCGGTATGAGCTCCTATTCGTGTCGAGAAGATCAATTCCAAATCCTCGGCACGCCATGGTGCGTTCCGTTCGGCGCCGTCTCGGCTCATCGCCAGCAATGCAAGACCAATCACAGCCAGACGCCAGAGCGGTTGCGTGAGCGCGGCGGTCTGTCGTGGTGCGAGCTGTTCGCGGTTCTCTCGGACAAGCCATGGCAGAAGATGGACGGTTGGCAGGCGCAACAGCTTTGCATCCTGATGATTCACGACGAGCAGGGGAAGACCTGGAAATGAATAGTCGTCAACGCAGAAAGGAGCGCCGCAAAGCGGAGCGCTTCGAAGCCTCTCCAAAGGGCAAAGCGCTGATCAAGGCGATTGACGACCTTCAGCGCTTTTGCGAGGCCTATCGTCGGGACTTTCCAAAGATAGAGCGCCGCGCCTAAAAATATTTTTCTCAAGTACTTGTATACCCGAAAAGATTCGTGTATCTTGACTTCCGTGGTGCTGAAGAAGCGCCCACAGAATCCACAGCCCGCCAGGTGAAAGCCTCGCGGGCTTTTTTGCGTCTATCGCCATGGCCCGCTCCATCACGTTCCAATCGCGCTCGTTTGGCATCGAGCCGTCGCGCGCATTGGAAGAGAAGCAGGCCGAGGAAGCAAGGCAGCACAAGCGCGGCATGCTCTATGCGAAACCTGGCTGGAGCGAAGCCAGAAAGCGAGCCGAAGCCCTATTTGACATCCCCGCGTCCGCCTCTCCGGGTGGACCAATGCCCCGCCGCGATGCAACGTCGCTCTCGCCGGGAAGATCCGGCCAGAATTCGAGCACTAAATGAACGTTCAAGAGTTAATCGACAGCCTGGAGTTGGACCTAGAGCGCATGCGCAATATCGATCCGGCGCTTAGGGCTTCGATGATCGCGCGGCTAGACCAATTGAGGGCATTGACGAAATGAATCCATGGACCGCATTGGCCCTCTGGCTCTCGACCGTGCACGTCGGTCTCGCGCAAGGATACGCAGAATGGGCAGACTGGCTGATTGACGCAACTGAGTGAGTTGTAGCCGCAAAGCTACGCGAATCGGCCAAAGCGCTGGGTCAGTAGCCCTACTGCGACAGAACACGGGTGGTAGCTCAGGGAGCAGGCCGGATTCCAAATCCGAGTCGAGCTAGGTTCGATTCCTTCGCCGCCCGCCAAGTGTGACACCCCGCTAGCTTTGCGTCATGACGCACTGGAGCGGCAGATGTGGTTGGGCCGTTCGCGTCACTGGGGCGGACACGACGCCGAAGGAATAATCGGCCGCTGGCTCTGCGTACGAGCGCTTTCACGCATGGCGTAGCTCAGAAACCAGAGAGAGCGGCGGGGTAAAACCCGCAGGTCGATGGGGATAGAGGTCCCATCCGCCAGTCGTGAGGGTGAACCGAAAAGGCCGCGCGAGTCGATTGACTGCCACTGCGCCATGCGGGCCGAACGCTGTAACCCTCTTTAATTGGATCTGCCATGTCAGTTATGACAACAGCCGACAAGATTGCAGACCTGGAGCGCAGGGTCGAGCAGCTTGAGCGCGCCGGGCGCCGGTACGGTCCAATTGAGGCAAAGCCCGAGACTGAGCCTTTGCCCAGTTGGCCCACGTATCCGGCGATTCCGACCATTGGCGAACAGCGCTGCCCGACGTGCGGCATATCGCTGTCGCCTGTCATGGGCTACGTCTGCGGCAAAGCGAACTGCCCTACTGGCTTGGGCGGCGTCTACTGCACGACGACTAGCGGTCCAGTCTGAATTCTCCTCGCTCTGCTTCCCCTGGCAGATTCGAAGCCGCCTCGCGCGGCTCTTTTTTATTTTGGGATCTCCCTTTGGCACGACAATTTGACCCGCGATTGCGAGAGTTTGCCGATGCCAGGGAAGTTTCCTTTCTCGACGCAATCGAGAAGCACGGCAGCGCAGCGAAAGCCGCTCCGCACCTTGGCTTGCACAAGAGCAACATCAGTCGGGCTATTCAGTCGCTGGAAAAGCGTGCGGCAAAGATGGGGTATTCGCCCAAGCACGATATGACGCATACCGTGCCGGACGGGTTCCGTGTCAAGGGTGTGTCGACCGCCTACACTGAAGACGGCATTGCCATTCAGTGGGTAAAGACTGAGCGGGACGGAAACCGGGCTGAGGAAATCGCCCGCGAGACGATCGCCGTGCTGTCGGAATCAGTTCGCGGACTGGCTCCGCTGACGCCGGCGCCTGAGTTCTCGAATGACGACATCTTGGCGGTCTATCCTTTCGGTGATCCGCACGTCGGCCTGTACTGCTGGGCGAAAGAGACTGGCGCTGACTTCGATCTGGAGATCGGCCGCAGGTTGACGCTCGGCGCAGTAGACCGGCTCGTAGCATCCGCGCCAAAGGCATCGACGGCAATCCTGCTGCTTCTCGGCGATGTATATCATCAGAACGATCAGACCAACCAGACTCCAGCGCACAAACACCAGCTCGACGTCGATTCGAGATTCGTCAAGGTGCTGCAAGTTGGTATTGAGACATACCGGCACGCAATCATCAGGGCGTTGGAGAAGCATGCGAAGGTGATCGTCAAGGCTGTACCGGGCAATCACGATCCACAGGCGATCTGGGCGCTTATCTTCACGCTGGCGGCCTATTTCGCGAATGAGCCGCGCGTCGAAGTGGATATTGAGCCGTCCAAGTTTTGGTTCTACCGGTTCGGAAAGGTGCTGATCGGCTCGACGCATGGCGACACGGCCAAGCATGAACAACTCGGCCCGATCATGGCGTGCGATCGCCCCGAGGACTGGGGCGCAACCAAGTTCCGGGTCTGGTACACGGGCCACGTCCACCATTCCTCGGTGAAGGAATTCCCTGGCGTCATCTGCGAATCATTCCGCACACTCGCGGCGCAGGATGCCTATGCGGCTGGCCATGGCTACCGAGCTGGCCGGGATATGCGGTGCATCGTCCACCACAGAGAGCACGGCGAGATCGAGCGCCATCGCGTGGACGTAGGCATGCTCGAAGCCGCCTAACCTACCCCTCGCCGCTTGGCGCCAGGGTATAGCCGATAGATCGGCACTAATTCTGAGTGAAAAGTCTCGCTCGCTCGCAAGCGCGAAAGTGAATTCTTCTCAATTGATTGTTTGAACTTAATCAAAGGTAATCAAATGCCCCGAGGCGGTCCACGCACAGGCGCTGGACGCAAACCCGGTGCCGTTACCAAGAAGACTAGGGAGATCGCCGACAAGGCAGTCGAGCAAGGCATTACACCGCTAGAGGTGATGCTCGGAACAATGCGCGACCTCTGGAGCAAGGCGGAGTCGGGTGAGATGGGCATGAATGGCGAGAAGGTCATCACCCCTCTAGATTACCGCCTGCAGGCTGCAGAAGTGGCTCACAAGGCTGCCCCATTTGTGCACCCGAAGCTAGCCAACGTTGAGGCGCAGATAAGCGGACCCGATGGCGGTCCCATAGAGAGCAAGACGACGGTGGTTAATGCAAATGACGTCAAAGCCATCGTCGATAAGCTCGAAGGCGAGTACTAACCTTCCGCTGGAACTGGCGACGATCCGGGCAAAGTGCGAGAACGATCACCTCTTCTTCAGCCGGTACTTCTTCAAGCATCGGCAAGGCATCAAGTTTCGCGTCAACTGGCACCATGTGCTGATTGCTGACGTCGTTGAGCGTGTCATTGCGGGCGAGCTAAAGAACGTTGTTATCAACGTTCCACCGGGGTCGTCGAAGACCGAGCTCGTAGCGATCAATCTGATTGCCCGTGGGCTGGCAAAGAACCCGCGTGCGCGCTTCCTGCACATCTCGTATTCGGATGACCTCGCCCTTCTGAACTCCGAAACGGCGCGCGAGATTGTCCGGTCGGATGAATACCAGGCGCTCTGGCCGCTGAAGATCGCGGACGACGCAGATTCAAAGAAGCGCTGGAACGTCGTTGTCGACGGGAAGAAGGCTGGTGGGGTCTACGCGGTATCGCTTGGCGGTCAGATCACGGGCTTTCGTGCCGGCCACATGGCGGAAGGCTGGCAAGGCGCGATCATCATCGACGACCCTCTTAAGGTCGAAGATGCATACAGCAAGACCAATCGGGACAAGGCAAACCGCAAGATCATCTCGACGGTCAAGAGCCGCCGAGCGAATCCGGACACGCCGATTGTCCTGATCATGCAGCGCCTCGCTGAGGAAGACCCGACTGGTTTCATCAAGGCTGGCAAGGTTCCCGGCGATTGGACGTTCATCGAGATTCCGGCGCTCATCACGGATGAGTACGTTGCGAATCTGCCTGAACATATCCGCCCGATGGTGGATAGCTCGGAGCGTGATGGAGACGGCCGGTTCAGCTACTGGCCGTACAAGGAGCCGTTGCAGGATCTGCTGGCGTCTGAGAAGGCCGATCGCTACGTGTTCAGCGGTCAATACATGCAGCGCCCCTCCCCGCTCGGCGGCGGCATTATCCAGTCGGGCAAGTTTGTCCGCTATGGCGCATTGCCTCAACTGAAGTTCCGCAAGATCTACGCGGACACCGCGCAAAAGACTGCCGAGCGCAACGATTACAGCGTTTTCGAATGCTGGGGCTACGGCAAAGACAATCGCGTCTATCTGCTTGACCTGATCCGCGGCAAGTGGGAAGCGCCGGAGTTGAAGCGTCGCGCGATCGACTTCTGGAACAAACACAAAGGCATTGGCGCGGGTGATCCAGATGCGCCGGCACTTCGACAGATGCTGGTTGAAGACAAGGCCAGTGGGACGGGCCTGATTCAGGAAATCAAGTCAGATGGCGGCATACCCGTCCAAGGCATTGAGCGCACGAAAGACAAGCTCACCCGTGTGATGGACATCGTGAGCCAGATCGATGCTGGGAATGTGTGCGTTCCAGAAAACGCCGATTGGGTCAGCGACTTCGTCACCGAGTGCGAATCATTCACTGCCGACGACACTCACGCGCACGATGACCAGATCGACCCGATGGTGGATGCAATAACCGACATGCTGGGCGGCGTCAAACCGATGGTCGTCACTGAAGACGTTTTGAACCAATTCGCCCGCATGGGTGCCACACGATGACGCGCAGACAGACAAAGAAGGCACAGACGGCTGCGCACAAACACGTGCCGACACCCGCTGCCAAAGTAGCGTCCGATTCAAAGCCGGCCATGCTCATATCGCATGAGGCGGTCGCCATGATGAGTCTGCCGGCCGCCAAACCTGTCGAGACATACAAGCTGCCGGAGCCGGCGCCGGGCGTGATCCCGAAGAAGGAAAAGATGGCGCTGGACAGCCAGTTCCAGCCAGTCGGCGAGTATGCATCGGTCAATGCCATCTTCAACGAAGGCATTCAGTTCATGGGGTATCCGTACCTCGCTGAGCTGACGCAGCGCCCGGAGTATCGTCGCCCGTCTGAAATTTTTGCGAAGCAGATGACGCGGAAATGGATTGAATTGCAGGCTACGGGCGACGACGACAAGACTGACAAGATCAAGGCAATCGACGCCGAGATGAAGCGCCTGAACGTTCAGGCGAAGTTTCGTGAAGCCATCGAGCAGGACGGTCAGTTCGGCCGGTCCCACATCTATATTGATATGGGGGTCGATTTCGACGACGAGGCCGAACTCAAAACGGATCTCGCCGAGACTAAAGCCAAAGTCGGGCGTAACAGCATCAAGGCACTGAAGGTTATCGAGCCGATATGGGTGTATCCGTACATCTACAACTCGACCAACCCGCTAGACCAGTGGTTCTACAAGCCGCAAGCGTGGTTTGTGATGAGCCGCACGATTCATGCAAGCCGCCTGCTGACGTTTGTGAGTCGCGAAGTCCCGGACATTCTCAAGCCCGCTTATCAGTTTGGCGGTCTGAGCCTGTCGCAGATGATGAAGCCGTATGTCGATAACTGGCTTCGTACCCGCCAGAGCGTATCGGACATCATCCATGCGTTCACGACGTGGGTGCTCAAGACGAACATGAGCACGATCACGCAGCCTGGCGGCGCCGAGAACTTCTATCGCCGACTGCAGATCTTTAACCTCGGCCGTGACAATCACGGCGTGATGGGGATTGACAAGGAAACGGAGGATTTTCTTAACGTTTCTGCGCCAATCGCCGGCCTGGATAAGCTGCAAGCCCAAGCGCAAGAGCAGATGGCGTCAGTCACGGGGATTCCGCTGGTTTATCTGACTGGCATTACGCCTAGCGGGCTGAACGCCTCAAGTGATGGCGAGATCCGCGTATTTGAGGACTGGTGCGGCGCGCAGCAGGAGGGCTACACGCCCCATGTGTCGCGCGTCATCAACCTTATCCAGTTGTCGCTGTTCGGCGAGATTGATCCTGAGATCGGGTTCCGCTGGATTCCTCTGCACACCGAAAGCGAGCTTGACCTTGCCAATGTGCGCAAACTCAATGCTGACACGGACGCGGTTCTGATGGGCATCGGAGCTATCAGCCAGGACGATTCGCGTAATCGGGTTGCTTCGGAAGAGGATGGGCCTTATTCAGGTCTGGATACGAGTGATCCTCTGCCGGAAGTCCCTGAGCCCGAATCAGGGCCGGAGGCTACAGCCGAGAAGATCGGCGGCACTCAACAGCCAGAAGATGCGGCTGAAGCCTAGCCGTACCGGATGGCCCTGATCCGCCGAACCATCTCGGTTAGTTCCAGTTCCATCGCATCGAAACGCGGCTTGCCGGCGCTGTCGGTCAGGCCGTTTTTTAGCAGGAACATGTCCAGCTCTGTGTCCAGAAGATCAGACAGGTTGAACCGGGCTGAAAACTCATCATTCTTGCCAACATAGACAGCGACGCGCTGCGACTCTTCGTGGTCATAGCCGACGTAATCGACGGCGATTCCTTCTTTCATATCGGCTCCCGATGGCAAAGCTCGTATCTCCGACTGGCAAGGACATTCTGCTTCGTCCGGTGAGAGCCAATGCCGGCATTGAGGCTGCATACAAAAAACAGTTGGATAGCTGGATTGACGCGATGCACAAGTCGTTGGTCTGGTGGATCACGGCACAGTATAGAGCCAATTCGCCGACGCCCCTCGCACAGGATGCGGGACTGGAATCGTTTCGGGATGGTAGCCCGGCGAATGCCATGCGTCGTGCGATTCACCGGATGTCGCGGCGCTGGCTGAAGGCTTTCGACAAGGGGGCCGACGATCTGGCGAAGTACTTTGTGGACAAGGCTGCCGGCGCCACCGATATACAGCTGAAAGACATTCTGAAGAAAGCTGGATTCACAGTCCAGTTCAAGACTACCGCCGAAGTCAACAACGCCATGCAGGCCGCCATTGGCGAGAATGTGGGGCTTATAAAAAGCATCGCATCAGAGCATCTGACTCAGGTCGAAGGCCTGGTCATGCGCCATATGCAGACCGGTCGCGACCTCGGCGCCTTGACGAAGGATCTGACCGAGCGCTACGCCGTTACAAAAAAGCGGGCCGCTTTTATTGCTCGCGACCAATCCAACAAGATGACCGCAGTCATCAACCGGACGCGCCAGAACGAGCTAGGCATCACACAGGCTCGCTGGAAGCATTCCGGTGCCGGCAAGCACCCGCGCCTCTCTCATCTGGCCGCTGGTCGCGACAACGGCGGAAAAGGCACGCTGTACGACGTTGCCAAGGGCTGTGAGATCGACGGCGAATACATCTGGCCAGGCCAGTTACCCAATTGCCGGTGCACGTCGCAAAGCGTGATACCGGGACTCGGAGATTGAGATGGCAATCGCATCATTCGCGCCGACTGCCGCTGTAGAGATGGCGGTAACGGCGACATCGTCGCAAGTAGCGCTGCCCACGACAGGCACACCGACAATCGCTCTGCTGACGAATCTCGGCATTCAGCCCGTCTTCGTCACGCTCGGCGCCAGTTCAGCAGTGGTTGCGGTGGCTGGTGCATGTGCTGTCGTGCTGCCGGGTCGGTCACTCGCTCTGACTATCGGCACGAACACGAACATTGCTGCGGTGACGTTGACCGGCGTCGCCGGCCTGAACGTCGCAGTCGGCACCTAATCCCATTCCGCATCTCTGCCTGAAATATGAACAATGACCGGCTCGCCTTCGACCGCGCCAGTGTGCGCACGACCGACCAGGATGGTCGGCTGCACGTTGCGGTCACGAATATCTCGAAGGCGATCGTCAATCCCTATCTGGGCGAAGAGATCCCGGAGGCCGAAGCGCTCGGCCTCGATCCGAAGAAGATTTACAACCTTCTGCGTGATCCCGAGGAACTCGCAAAGGCGGCTCCGACGTTCAATAGCGTTCCACTTCTGCTTATCCACAAGCCGTCGACCGCCAATGACCATCCGCGATCGGTCACGGTTGGAACGACCGGCTCAGAAGCCTCATTCGATGCACCTTACCTGCGCAACAGCCTGACGGTATGGGATGCAGAAGGAATCGAGGCAATCGAATCAAAGCAGCAACAGGAACTGTCGTGCGGCTATCGATACACCGCCGACATGACGCCTGGCACTTACGAGGGCACTCCGTACGACGGAGTTATGCGCTCGATTTATGGAAATCACGTGGCTCTCGTAGTCGCGGGGCGCGCCGGCCCGGATGTAGTTGTAGGCGATTCACAACCCTTGGAGATTCAAAACATGAGCATCAAGAAGCCCCTTTCTCGGAAAGCTGCTTTGGCTAAGGGGGCGCTGATCGCTCTAAAGCCGAAACTCGCCGCTGACGCGAAGCTGGACCTTAACCCGATCCTGGCCGGCGTGACGGCTGCGAACTGGCTGGTGTCGAAACCGCTGATTGCATCAGCCATCAAGCCGAAGCTGGCGAAAGATGCAGACCTTGACAGCGTCATGCAGTTGCTCGACAGCCTGGACGGTGGCGATGAGGACGATCTGGACGTCGGACTTGACGACGAGCCGGCCGAGATGCCCGCGGTCGATGCGAGCCCGGTCGACGATATCTGCTCGATGCTGAAAGGCAAGATCAGCGACGAAGACATGAGCGCCATCGAGTCCAAGTTGCGCGGCCTGAAACTGGCCGGCGACGAGGAAGACACCCCGCCCGCAGCCGCAGCAAAACCCGACGACAAGCCCGCTATGGACAATCCCCCGCCGACCCCTGGAACGAATGCCCCTGGCGGCAAGCCGGCGACCGAGAAGGACGATTCGGTCAGCAAACCCGCAATGGACGCTGCGATCAACACCGCAGTCAAGGCCGCTGAAGCCGCAACCATCAAGCGCCTCAACGACATCGCGGATGCGAAGGAAGTCGCTCACGCCTACGTCGGCAAGTTGTCCGTTGCATTCGACAGTGCCGAGAGCGTGTACCGCACCGCCCTCGAGACGCTTGGCGTGAAGGTCGACGGCATCCATCCGAGCGCTTTCCGCGCCGTGCTCGAAGCACAGCCGAAGCCGGGATTCGTTCAGCCCCGCATCGCACAGGACAGCGCCGTTCCGGTCGACTTCGCGTCGGCATTCCCCAACGCTGGCCGGCTCAACTAAGCGCGCAGCCTTTCAAAATTCAGGAGTAGAGAATGGGATTTCCCACGCAAGTTAATGTGCAGGCAGCTCCGGCCGTTGCCGGCGACTGGTGCGACCGCAACCCGCGTGCATTTGTCGATGCGGGTGCGGGTGCTTTCGTCGCAGGCGCCAGCGGTGTAGCGATTGGCCGCTTCGCCTGGGCTGACGCATCGAACCTCACGGTCAGCAACTTTGGCGCTGGTGTGCCGACTGGCTTCGTGCACCGCGAACAGCAAGCCTTGATCACGACGTACCTCGCCGACAACTCGATGATGATTCCGCCCGGTATGGGCGTGACGCTCGCGAGCTCGGCTGGCGTGTGGGTGCCGAATGCTGGCTCGACCACGTCCGCTATCGGTCAAGCCGCCTACGCGAACAACTCGACAGGTCAGGCGCAGTTCGGTTCGAACTGGACCAGTGCCAGCGTGACGGGTTCCATCGCAGCTAACGTGGTGACGGGTTCGATTGCTGGCACGACGCTGACTGTCTCGGCAGTTACCTCCGGCGTCCTGGCGGTCGGCCAGACGATCAGTGGCACGGGCGTGACCGCCGGCACCACGATCACTGCGCTCGGTACCGGCACGGGCGGCATGGGCACGTACACGGTCAGCGCATCGCAAACCGTCACGAGCACCGCGATTACCGCATCGGGCGGCGTTCTGTCAGTCACCGCGGTTACCTCCGGCGCGATCGCTCTGGGCGAAGTGCTTACCGGTGCCGGCATCACGGCCAACACCGCAGTCACCGGCTTCATCACCGGCTCGGGCGGCGTGGGCACCTATGCGGTGAGCATCGGCCAAACCGTAGCATCGGAAGCGATCACGGTCATCACCGGCACGCAGACCAAATGGGTAGCTCTTTCGGTCGGCGCCCCTGGCGAACTGGTCAAGATG